AACCCACTTCGACCCTTGTTCGTGAACTCCGGGACCGCCTCAAGCAAATGAAGGCGGAATTCTTTACAGGGAAGCCCTATAAACGCCTCGAAGCCCTTATCGCTCTCAATAAGGCTGTTGCCAATAGAGAGCTTAGTAAAAAACAGGAACAAATAGTTAAGGATGTAAGATCAACTGTTGCCCCGACTGCACGTAAGGCAACTATTATTGAAGAAGAGGCAGAGCCTTACGCCCCTTTATTTAAAACGCAACCGGAATTCCCGAAAGGGGAAATTTTGCCTACCGCTAAAGGGTTGCCAAAAGAGAATCTATCCGATTTAGTTGGCGCCGATGTTGATAGAGAAGCTGAAGCCAAACCCGAACCCGCCAAGGCCGTTGCTAAAGTTCATCCCGGCCTCAAGTCCAAGGACGCCACTCTTAAACCAGAACGCGGTGTTTATCTCGAATCCCTTGGTCTTCAAACTATTTACGAGAAGCTTGGGGGAACCGGCGATATCCAGGGTGATATGGCCTTGCTGACTGAAGCCGGAAAAAGATTTTATGCGGAAGGCTCTAAAGACATAACGTCATTCTCCCACAAAATGAGAGCATTTTTGAAGGAGAAATGGGCGCGATATGAATCTCTTATTGGTAAAGTTTTTGGGGCCGCCAAAAATTGGTATTCCCAAAGTTACTTAAAGGGTGAGGAAGGAGCTATTTCTACCGGCAAGGCCAAAGTTTTAGGTATTGCAGACGACAACGCCGCAATAATATTCGCGGATAGCCCTAAATATTCTTCTATCCAAACCAAAAAAGATTTGGATGCCGCGTTGTCGCGTAAATTTGCTGAAATAAAGGCGGATATTTTAAACAATAAAAGCAAATATTACAGGACTCAAATTCCAGCCCAAAGGATTATGGCAACTGCCGAAGCAATGAGGCGTGACGGCAACCTCATAGGGCAACAATTGGAGATACTTGAAGCCTATAAGGATGGGCGAATTAACGATGAGCAGATATCCAAGCAGTGGGGCGACGCCATGAATAAAACGGCTGCTGATATCCTTGGCTCCTGGGTTAATTATCTTAAAGGCAATACCACCTATTCGCCCTATTTCCAGGCTCTTATGATAGATAAAATCGCTACTGAAGTAGCGTTTAGGCGCGATGGAGAAATTACGAGTACTGCTTTGTCTAAAAACACAATAGACAAAGACCCGATGTCCTTGAATATTGTCGCCGTATCTAAATTTTACGCTGATTTACAGGAAGGCGGAATAAAAGGTAATTGGACACGGGAATATTTGGGGATAACGGAAGTTATTGCCAAGGAAGGTATCATAAATAAAAAAGGCGTAACCGCAAAAGACAAGAACGTTTCCGGTAAATGGGTGCATTATAAGAACAAAGAAGATGTAAGCGGTGAAGAAGAATTTCATGCCCAAGTTTCCGAATTATCGGCATTGGCCCAGACAACTCCTTGGTGCACGCGGTATCAAGCAAGTGCACAATTAAAGAGGGGCGATCATCATGTTTTTGTGGATGATACCGGCAAAGCCAGGGCAACGGTTTATGTTATCGCCGGTGAAATTTCAGAGGTCCGAGGAGTTCTAGACGAAAACCAAAATATGGAACCGGAACTAGGCGACATAATTTTGGATTTTGTCAAAAAGAAGGGCTTTCCTGGCGGTGAAGGGTTCGTAATAGAAGAAAGGCTAAAAAAAGATTTAAGGGATTTAAGAGATAGCGGTGAGGAAATAACCCTGACCAAGATCAAGACTATTGTTAAAAAATATCGAAAACATAGGTATAAAATTGAATCCCCCGGGATAGAATATCAGGATGTGTATAAGCGTTCCGCAAAAATAGTTGGTTATAGTTTAAAGGGTAGGGTAGGGTATGGTGATCCTATAAATCTTCTCGATGTGATGGAAATACCATTAAAAAAAGTTTTTAGTTTCGACCCGAATATGGGAGAGTTGGATTCTTTAGAGGCGTCCGATGTCGGGGACATAAGCATCCCCTCTTTTGTTAAATTCAAAGGAATAATTATCAGCGGCAAATCCACGGTATCCTTTCCGGGCAGGTCTAATCTGGGAGAAATATCAATTAGCGGGCCTGATGCTGCTATAGTTATATCTAAAGCTGTTAAAAAAATAGAGGCAATAATACTTTTTGCCAAGGCAACCTTAAATGTCCCTGAAGGAGTCAGCCACATAGATGATATTCTCCTCTATAATTCGACAGCAAAACTCCCCAAAAGTCTTGAATACTTAAACGTGATAAAGATATACGAATCTTCATCTTTGACAATCGAAGAAGGGGTTAGTGCCGTAGAATTTGTTTACCTCGACAGTGGGTCATTAACTCTCCCTAAAAGTATCAAATATATAGGCCATTTAGATATGGGTTCCGACACTCCATTAGTCATTGATGAAGGGGTTCGTGAAATAGGGGGCATTAATCTCTACAATGGGTCATTAACTCTCCCTAAAAGTATTAATCACATAGGACAAATAACCCTTACTCGTGACACTTCTACCTTGACAATTAATGAAGGGGTTCGCAAAATAGATGGGATTACTCTTGGTTTCGGGGCATCATTGACACTCCCTGCGAATGTTGAATATATAGGAAGCATTCTCATGAATAGCGCTACTTCTTTGGTCATCAACGAGGGCGTTAAAAAAATTGATGCTATTCGCTATGAAGTATTACCCGACGGTGGTGCCCCCCACGCACGCCAACGGCTTATATCCCCGGAGGAAAACATAAAAGCATGGTTGGAGTTGGTGTCGGGGGGCGCCCTGGTTATCCCCGAAAACGTTAAGCCGACGGTATTCTCACAATGGAATTTTAAAGAGGGTGAGGGTATTTATTTACCGGAAGAACCTGTGGACGTTGGCGAGGCAGAACCTAAACCAGAACGCGGTGTTTATCTCGAATCCCTTGGTCTTCAAACTATTTACGAGAAGCTTGGGGGAACCGGCGATATCCAGGGTGATATGGCCTTGCTGACTGAAGCAGGGAAAAGGTTCTATGCCGATGGGGCCAAAAACATATTCAATTTCGGCTCTGCCATGAAAAAATGGCTTGGCGGTAAATGGGATAAGTTCAAGTCGCATATTGCCGAAGTGTTCAAGGCGGTCAGGGAGTTCAATAAAAAGCTTGGAGAAGAAGGGGCTGCTCAAATAGGGCCTACATGGATCACCAAGGAAGCCATAAGAGAAGAACGTGCGGAAAGGATGGAATTACCTTTAAAGCTTGATCCTTCCAAACCTATTAACGAAACACATAAAAGGGTAATTGAAGAAATAGAGAAAAACTCTGACTATTTAAAAGACGTAATCGAAAAGCTTTATGAAAAGCATGGGAGTGCAACGCCTGAAGAAATTTTCGCTGTTATGATGCACTACAAAGACAAAAAGAAACGCCGTAATTATATGTTTGACCAAGGCATGGATGCGGAGGCCAGCGGCGACACGGATGCTATTGCTGAGTCACACAAAGCGTATATGGAATCCGAAGCCGAATTAGCCAAGGTTGAGGAAATAGCCAGGAGGATAGGCCGATCTGCTGGTCGTGTTATGCGTTATCTTCAAGAAGGCATTGAAGAAGATTATTCCCTTGCCAATATTGAAAGGAAGATAAGGGCGGCCAAAGGGTTTAAGCCTTTGTCCGAGGAAGAAACCAGGATTTTAAGGGCGGAATTTGCTAAAGCAGAAAAAATGATGAAGGAAATTGAAAAACGCGAAGCCGATATAAAAACACGCGAAAAAAATGTTGATGAAATGATGGCCAAATTAAAGAAAGAAATAGCCGATGAAGCAAAAGCGGGCGAGAAACGTGCCCCGGACAAGGCCGGAGTAGGAGACCGAGTAAAAAAGGGGAAAACTGCCGCGGGAAAAATTGAAGGCGCAACCATAAAAGTTACGCGCCTTTTTGCCAATAGCATGGACACGGATAAAGAGGCTTTACATAAGAGTGTCAGGGCTTTGGTTCTTGCTATATTGGGATCAAACCCCAAAATAACAAGGGATGAGCTTGTGAATACGGTGCATACAATTCTTGTCGCCGCTGATCCGTCTATCCCCGTGCAAAAAACTATGGACGCTATTAGTGGGAGAGGGGTCTTCCGCCTATTATCCCAGAAAGAAGTTTTGGTGAAGTACCGGGATATAAAAAATCAGTTACGCTTTATCTCGCACCAGATAGACGTTAAGGCAAGGAAGCCTTTGCCTAAAACTGGGTTTGAAAGAGAAAAATTAACCGATGCCGCAAGCCACGAGGCGCAAATTCTTGAAGAATTAAAACGCCGTTTTGGTGTTGTAGTTGAAGACACCAGCAAGCATTTGGCGTCCTTGCTTCAGAGCAGATTGACATATTACACAAACAAAATTAATAGTTTAAAGTTTGAAATTGAGACCGGCGAAAGGATAATAAAAACCGAGGCTGAATTAACCGCCGAAGACAAAAAAAAGATTGAAGAAAAGAAGGAAGAATTAAAGCAGGTTCAGAAAGATCATGACGAAATATTTGGAATAAAAGGGCTCACTGACCAACAACGCCTTATTATCGCCATTTCAAGGGCGAAGAAGCACCAGGAAACGCAGTTAAAAAAGCTGGAATACGCCAAGAAGAGGGTGTACAGTAGAGGCCGAGGCGAGAAGATAACAAGCTCGGAATTAGAAGCTATCCGATTAGAAACCGAAGCCATTAAGTCTGAAACTCAAGAATTGATAGACGCCAATACTTTATTTCAGGAAGCCAAGGAAGTCCTTAAACTTGAAGACTCTATTGACGAATACGAGAGAAAAATAAAAGAAAAGGAATATTTCACAAAGGCAAAAGATAAGCCCGATAATGAAGCTATCCAAAACTTGCGGCGGAAAAAAGAACTACTGCGAAAAGCATTACAAAAAGTACGAGAAGAATCACCGCAAGGCCGGCAGTCGGCAATTTTAAAAGCTACCAAGGCGCTTGAAGACTCTATTGCCGCACTTGAGAAGCAGATAAAAAGCGGGGAGTTGACGGCTAAATCGCGGAAGCCAAAATATAAGACTGAAGAACTGGATAAATTAAGAAAGGAAAGAGATGATTTATTAAAGATAAAAAGGCAGATGGTCAGCGCTTCAAAGCCAAAAAAATCAAGATACGAAGTATATTTGCAATCGGCCAAAACACGCGCCTTGAAGCAGTTGGCGGAGTTGCAAAACAAAATCGCCGCCAAGGACTTTACCAAAAGGGAACGGGTTAAATACCAGCCCGATAACATTCTTGCTTTACTCCGTGGCGCATTGAGTTTGCAACGAGAAAAGTTTAAGGACATGGAAGAAAAAGCTATATGGGATCGCATGTCATGGAAGCCCGGTGGCGGCAAGCTCGGTAAAACAGCCGAAATTATTTATTTTGATGTAGTAAGAATGCTTGTGGCTACAGGTGAAATGAGTGTCGTTGCGCGTCAAGGCATACCTCTTGTTTTGCGTCGGCCTCTGGTTGGGTCAAAGGTTATTAGGGATGCTTGGCGATCTTTTCTTGATCCCGTGTATTCAAAAATGATAGAACAAGAAATTCTTGATGACCCGGATTATCCGGCTTCGCAGGCACACAAAGACCCTTCTCTGCGTGTGCATATATCGAGTGAGGGTGATAGCCTGACCAAGAAAGAAGAAATGCTGATGGGTAAATGGGCGTTAAGGCACAAAATTCCAGTTATCCCGCGATTCAATAGGGCTGCGATCACATTTTTAAACAAAATGAGATTTGATTCCTGGAAAATAATGCGTTATGCGTCCCAGGACCTTGGGTTCCCCAATACAAAAGATGACGGACTTATTGCGCGATATGTTAATGAAGCGACCGGCCGATACCATTTTGGTAAATTTGAATCTTCCATACCTATATTGTCGGCGGCTTTTTTTGCGCCGAGGTATATGGTGAGCAGGTTCACGTATCTCAAGCGTATAATACCTGCGGTTTTAAATGGAATAAGCGGCGGAAACAGAGGACAGCGCATTCTGGCTCTCGAATATTCCCGCACTATTTTAGCGTGGGGCGTATATATTTACATGTTGGCTTTACTTGAAGATTGGCTTGATGACAAGAATATTGTCAGCATTGGCATGAAGCCATGGGCATCTGATTTCTTGCGTATCAGAATAGGGGAACATAAGGTTATAGACCCTCTTGCCGGATTTGGGCAAGCCATAACTTTCACAGCCAGGGTTGCCTCTGCTTCCGCCAATGCAATTGCTAAAATAGTCGGCGTGGATTTAGGTCTTCCAGAAGTAATGGTTAGGCGCGGGGGCAAGTATGAGTCCAAGGAAATGACTGGCCAGGATTTTTTGCGTTTTGGAGTCAGTAAGGCGCATCCTATCCCACCTGCATTAGTTGCTGGAATAACAGGAAAATATATATTTGGTGGAGAAGCGCCATTGGCTGATGTCGCTGCCGGATTAACGTATCCAATGACATATAGAGATATCTGGGAAGCATGGGATTCTCAAAATATCCCGTTAAGCGTGATGGAAAGTGTTTGGGCCTTTTGGGGGATTAGCGTGAACACATACGAAGAGAGGGTAAAAAAGAGAAAATATAAACCTTATTGAAGGAGAAAAACTATGTATGGTTTAAAATACGTTGGGAGCGAGCAACCCGTGGAACCTCAGGGCTACGATATAAAGGAAGCGGCGGAAGTGTTGAAGCGGGCCGAGGTGATAAAGCTTGACAAGAAACTTTATAAGGCGGCACTAGGATATCTTAAATGCGAACACGAGGCGCTAGTGAATGTTCCCGGCCTAAAACTGCCGCCGATGAAAGGGGTATAAAAATGGGTGAATTGAAATCGGAAATAGAAAAGAATGTGGATGTTATACTTATGAAATTGGAGCATATTAACGGTAGAATATCGGAGACAAATGCCGGTATCAACAATTTTAAGACCGAAGTTATGATAAGAATGGACACTATCGATAAAAGAGGCTGCGAAAAAGGGGATGATAATCTGAAAATTGTAAAAGAGAAAATGGACGCCAACATGAAAGATTTGCATTCACGAATTAATTGCCAAAGCGATAGGATAAATTCCCAACGCAATGTATTCGTTGGCGCGGGAATAATTGGCACAATAATTGCAAGCGTTGTGGCTTGGTTTAAGAATTAGCTTTTTAAGGGGAGACTATGCTAACACTTGTTAGGGTAAATGGCACCGGCACCGAGAACAGGACGTTTGGGGTTCTCATGGACAACGGTATCCCATTTGTGGTAACATTAGAGAGGCGGGGCTATGAGCCGGACAAGACACCACGGAGATAAACGCAAGGCAGAATTGCTTGGCGGTGACTGGAAGTGGCATAACCGCGATCCCAAGCAATGGCGGCATCTTCACAAACACAAGCCACAAAGAGCAAAGGCAAGGAAAGCTTTGCATGATGTTGTCAGTGGGGAAGAAGGAGTGGAATTCCCCCTGGATAAAAAACCGCGAATATATTTTTGGTGAGCTAATGAGATCTGAAGACGCGCTTGCTATCACAGTTTCGCAATATCTATCCTTCCGGTATCCCAAAGCCATTTTCCATATTGATACCGGATCGGGTGGGGTCTGGAGTATTGGCATGGCCGTCCGAAATAAACGGCTAAACCCTCAAAACGGCTTCCCGGATGTTTTGATAATGGAGCCACGCCGGGACTATCATGGGCTGTGTATCGAGCTAAAAACCACGAATCCTTGGCTGCAAAGTGGAAAGCTTCGCAAGGACAAACATTTGGTTGCACAATCGAAAATGCTTGACGCATTGATGGCCCGTGGTTATATGGCCTGTTTCTGCTTTGGCTTTGAGCAAGCGAAGCTTGCTATTGATGAGTATTTTAAATAACGGGGGCATAATGGACGAAATAACCGAGGTTTTCACCAACATAGAAGGCTTTAACCTTACAGTAGTATTTAGCACGATAATTGCATCTCACTTAATTAATAAAAATCTGAAGAGAAGCGACACCCTCCACGGCTTTCGCGGGTTTATCCCCCTCTGCATAGGTTTTGTCATGTTCAACACCTACGTCTGCACAAAATCGGTTTGGACCACGGCGGCTCTATTTGACGGCCTCACCAACGGCCTCATTGCCATAGCCTGCTTCGCTCTAGCTAAAGACTTTTTGGTAAAGAAAGGATACCTCAAAACATGAAAAAGAAGTGGATTCTCATGGCCATTATGTCCATTTTGGGTTTATTCCTTGCCTATAGATATTTCGTTTCCCAGCCTTTGCCCATGTCAGATACGAATAATTTGGGTGAATTAGCGGATAGAACGGATACTGTCCTTAAAAATGAGGTTGAAGAACTTAGGGCAAAACTGAAAGAAAATAATGAAAGGATAGGGAAATATGAGACTCAAATTGCAGAATCTAAGGCAAAAGCTGACGCCGCTATTCGACGTGGGAAAGCTAAAGCAGAAGATAACAAGGTTTCTCCTGGCTCTACTGCCATGTCTCGTGATGACATTATCCGCGAACTCAATAACCGCTACCGCTGAAGAGCTTTCCGCCGAAGCTTTGCGAGCTTGTATAAATTCAGACGCGGAAGTCCAGGCTCTCAAAGCCGAACTTGGTGGGTACAAGGAAGCACAACAACATATCCTTGAAGCCGAAGACGGCTATATAAAAAAAATAACAGAGCTTGAGACGATGGCAAAAAATGGGAGGCAAATAGACGACCTTCAAGAGCAGAGGCTTGCTATTAAAAACGAGTACATTACACAACTAAAGGAGGTGTTGGCGGAAGCCAACAAAAGGATTGCTTCCGAAAGAAAATGGATGGCGGTAGAAAGGGTGGGGACCATATTATTTTTTATTGCCTTAAAGGTAGCTTCGGGGGGAATATTGTGAAGTTCATTTTTTGCCGCGCCGGTAGCCCCTTCTTTCACAACACCAATTTATAACAAACATCAAGATGTAAATGGCAACTATAGCTATCGGAGATAACAGCAATGCGTTGGACAATACAGCCCCCACACCTATGTCGTTAATCAGCGTGAACATTTATAATCTCCCGCATGTGCGGTCAGAGAGCGTTAAACGTCTTCTCCATGAACCTTTTCAAGTCGCTCGTGCAGCCACATCAAAAAATCTCTGTCATTCATTTCGTCCTCCAAAAGTCGGTTCTGGTGAGACGGCGGCTAACCCTCCGCTCAACACGGACGCAGGCCATAAAGCCGCCAGCCGGTTAGCTATGCGTTAGGCAACCAGTGCTTCCCGTCCCTCTTAATTGCCCCAGTCTTGCGCTGCCGCTGAATGAGTCGGTCAGCAACTCTATGCGCAATATCATTCCTATTATGGTAACGAGGTACTCCTGCCTGTATCGCCACAAGTTCAATATCGCTGGCTTTGAATCGCTTTTCCATCGCCACAATGCAGGCATTTTGCTGTTCGTCGGTTATTTCAACTCCGTGTACGTTCATGTTTTCTCCTTAAAGTTATGCCTAACCCATAGTTCCACGCGGACTGGCGAAAAGCCGCCCGCCCTTGAGCTACACGTTATGCCTTAAACCCCATCCATTCTGCGAATGGGAATCCACAGTCAAGATCAAGGTATCGCCGATAATTCTCTTGGCTGCGCGTCATTTTGCGAATCTTCCCAATCTCGCCATACTCCACCTTACTTGTCGGATGGCAGTTGCAAATTACGCCCGGCTTGTCTACGTCAAAGTTCACGCCGATGTAATGCCCACGGTCAGCGGCAATAATTCCAGCCTTTCCGCTAACTACGACACGCCTGCCTATCTCTGCTGGCACTTCATAATATTCACGCACATATTCACAATTTGACATCTTTATCTCCAGTTAAAACCGCCTAACCCGGCGGTCAAGAGGGATCGCCCAAAAGCGGGCGACCCCTTACCTCTACGTTAGCCGCCTTGTCCGCGAAGTCTTCACGCGGGCAAAACCAGTCGTCCTTGACGACGTGCCCAATCGCTTCAATACACCCGCGGTCGCCTCGCACCCGGATGGTTTTGCCCTTGAGCTTGTCCCAATCGGTAACGCCTGCAACCTCCATTACGCGCCAAATGAAATGCCCCGCCACGCTCTCCATCTTGTGATGCGTAAAGCTCTTCGGCAGGTACAGCGCGTAGCCGCCGAACCCTTGGCCGCTGCCGCCGTAATCAAGCATCAGCCAGGCGCACAAGCAGCCGTGGTCGTCGCTGGTGATGCGGGCGCTTTCAATCACTGCGTTTTTCGTTTCCATCTTCATCCCTTTCAAAAATCGGTCTTCGTAATACGGCGTTCGAGCGGAAGTCACCTGCGGTGCCTCCGCTCAACTTGGGTCGTTAGCCGACTCTTTCAGCCATCCATTTACCCTTTGGTTCTTCATCCTTCTCGATGGTCTTCTTGAAATACATTCGTCCAGCCGTGTGATAAACAACGATTCCCTCGGGATTCATAAAACCTGGAGATGCTTTGCTACCATTGGTTCGGAGGTCTTCAATCGCATTTGTCACGGCATCATTGGTGAAATCACCCTTGTAAATTGTCGGGACCACATCGCAGCAAGCGGGGCGATCCTCCCCGTTCCAGCGGGACACGTTGAACAGGCTCCAGCGCTTCTCTTTGAGATCGTATCTCCTCTGGATTCCGCATCCCCACCATTCCCCAAAGTGATGCCCTTCGCCTAGTTTTGCGAGTTCAACGGCGTTCCGCTCTACCCATCCCGCAAAACCGTAGTTGTCATCCTTGGGCGTAATCCATCGGGTTCGGGACCCCGCATAGATCAGTAGATTCCCGCGCACTGCGACAATGGGCGTATCGGTAGGCATAACCGCATCATCAGGCAACACCTGGATGCAGACCTGGGTATTGGTCCCATCAATCTTTTCGGTGATAATGCACTCCCGGCTGAGGCGGGCAATCTTCGGAAATCCCTGAAACTCCATCTTTCTTCTCCTTATGGTTTAAGTTTTCGGTTCGTCGGCTAACCAGTCGTTCGAGCGGAAGTCACCTGCGGTGCCTCCGCTCAACTTGGGTCGTTAGATTCCAAAAATAGATTCATAGTAAATATGGAGCTGCGTTAGTGCCAACTATACCATCCATTTTTAATGGGCCAAAATTAGTAGTCAAAAAGGCTGTAGAATACGATATGCCTTGCCCTAAGTGCTCTAAAGAAATGAGAGTAACTGACATTTCTGAAGGCACTCCTATCGAATGCCCTTCATGTAATAATGTAACGTGGAGAATGGCTTATTATCCTCCGTGGTGGTCAAAAACCTCTCGGTTTGTTTACTCTCTGATTTGTACATTTATCTTAGGGGTTATTGCCTCCTTGGTCGCAGCCGCTATCTACGAAAAATATATAAAATCTGGGAATATCGGGGCCAATTTGAAGATTCCAACTATTACCACTGATACGAGGTGAATCACTATGGGAATACAGGTCGGCGGTATTGATATTGCTAATTCTGTTATTGACGTTGAGTTTAGGATCAACGTTTTGGAAAAAGTTATTGATAGACTTTTGAGTGTCGCCCCGCCAGGAACACTTACAGACAATGACATTCAAAAATTTCGAGATGAGTCTATTGCAATGTTGCAAAATAAATATCCCTCCGCTGGAATAACTAAAAAAGGTTAATCGCCACAACATAGTATTTACCTAACCAACGGGTCGAGCGGGCGATAATGCCGCCGCTCACCCTTGGCGTTGTGCGTCAAAATCCGCCATGCTGCCGCTGCCACTGCCGGAACTTGTCCATTTCCAATTGCTCTCCAGCGCTTGCCCAGCCCACCGGCCATAGCATCATAAGTTCCCCGTGCAGCGGCAACCTGCGCTCTGTGCTGTTCTCTCGAAACCACGTTCGGAAATTGTGGCTCCCGTTCCCATGTAGGCCAGGCCCCGTCGCTTCCGATGTCAGCACGGTTGGCACAAATCCAAAGCCGGTCGCGTCGGTGGCATGCGCCAACGTGTCGCGCGCCCAGCACTCCCCACCGCGCATCAAACCCCATTTCGGCCAAGTCTCCCAGAACTCGTCCAAGCCCCCGAGAAGTGAGTATTGGCGAGTTCTCCACGAACGCGTACAGCGGTCGTACTTCGCCAATGATGCGGGCCATTTCTCCCCACAATCCGCTGCGCTCTCCGCTGAGTCCTGCGCCCTTGCCGGCTGCGCTGATGTCCTGGCACGGGAAGCCCCCGGAGACAACATCAATTCGCCCGCGCCAAGGCTTTCCGTCGAATGTTCGCACGCCGTGCCAAATCGGGAATCTTGGCAGCAGTCCGTCGCGTTGGCGGGCGAGCAGCACGCTTCGGCAGTAGGCATCAATCTCAACAGCGCATCGGGTGCGCCATCCAAGCAAGTGCCCTCCCAAGATGCCTCCGCCTGCTCCTGCAAAAAGTGCCAACTCATTCATCCTCACTCCGTAGTTACGTTTGACGCACAACCACCGCATCGAGCGGACCGCCTTCGGCGGCGCGCTCATGCGGAGAGTTAGCTGAATACACCCATTGGCGCGCAATCTCGCAGAGAGACACGAACACAGCGTCTTTATCTCGTTCGAGTTGGCCAAGGTCTGCGTATGGTACGAGGTCTGGATGCGTCTTGTTCTCGCGGCTGTATTCAGTTCCGAACACCCAGCCCATCCCGAAGTATGCCTGCATCCAGCTACCGTGTAGTTCTTCCGGTGAGCGAGAGCGCTGTTCTCCGCATTGCCGGTCTATGACTTTTCGGAATTGTACCTGGAAAGGTTCTTCGCGCTCGTCCCACGGCACGGGGATTATTGGTGCGTTGGCAGCTTGTGCGGCGAGTCGGGCGGCATCATATACGAACTTGCTTCGCCGCTCCGTCAATTCGGCTAACAAATCGGTCGAGCCAACAGCCGCTCCACCTTCTTTATCTATAGTCCTCATAGTTTTGTTCATTTGTCAATCCTTTCTGCGCCTAACAAGGCGCTCCACCAGATTGCCAATAAACCTGGCAACTGGTGAGCTTATCGTTAAGTTCGACATAAATAAGAAATCAACTCAGAAACACTGGGGAATTTTGTCTCTTTTTTAATATATAACTTTACCGCTTTATAAATATCTTCAACTTTATATTCGGAAAGGGCATCAAAATAAACATAAACCGTATCACTGTTTATCGAATTGATAGGATAATAAATACTAAGATACTTCATAATTTTGTGAAATTCGACTGCATCGGCGGTCGTCATTTTTATACCTCCTGAAAAGAAATTAATTATGTTTGAAAATAAATTAAAATCTATTTCTGTTCAACAAATGGAGTCCATTATTGCAAAAGCTATTTCTGATGCCGCAAATGAAACATATAAAGCCACAATTTCAACGATTGATTATGGTAAAAATTCATGGTCTGATGCATCCTTTCAAATTGAATTAAGACAACCATTAAATTTAAATTTCGGAGAAAATCAAAAATCCGATGATAAATAAAAAAATACTTAACAAATCGCTCAAGCCGACCGCAAAAAGCGCGGCGGCTTAGCTTGTCGTTAGGCATCTTTATGATCCCGGCGTATGACAACAACAGGTATTTTATTGCCGGGTTTCTCGGTGTGGTAAGTTACGGTAACAATTCTCCGCACGATAAACCCGTTGTTACACCGCAAACATTGAGCCATGCTTTCACCGTCATCTGGCCCGTATGAATGTTCATCATATTCATCCCCGTCTTGATATAAACTTCCACAAGTCGGGCAACTGAAAGACGCATGTTGCGGCCATGCTGGGTGACATTGTTTAATTCTCATGTCTAACCTTTCATTCAAGCGGGACGCGCTAAAGCGCGCCCCTTAATTTAACGTTAACACTCTTCATACAAACCTCACCCATCTGTGCTTCGGGGCGGTCTGCACTCTTTTTACGTTTAACTGATCTCTTGCCTCAGAAACAGAAATACCGTTCCGTCTTGCCATTCTGAAAGCAAATCGCCTGTGCCTCTTGTTGCCGTCTTCGTCTTCAAGATGCCACTCTGCGTTGCTCATCCCTTTGTGTTCGTATCCTGCGGCCTTGTAGACTGTCCCTTCGTGCCCTTGCTCCGGGTCAGCAAAAGCCACAACAGCCTGAAAACTCTCCTGCTTCTTCAGCATCTTTGTCGTCAGGTTAATCAGCCGTGAAAGAGGATAGTCTTCTTTCGGCTCTCTCCGGCACATCCTTTTTATTTCCATGCACTCTTTCACGCCTAAAAACTGCGCCTGATACGGATTCACGCCTATGCCGTAAACTATCACCGCGTACATTTCGCCAGCCCTTCTCAATCCAAAGCAGATGTTTTTCCCTGTTGGCATCCTCTTTGAATAGTGCCAATGCTCAACAAAGGCTTTCGCTGCTTCGTATCTCACTGGCTCTATGAAATATTGGAGCGGAGAGGTCGGGTTTGAACCGCCACTGGTTAACTGGAATGTCAACTGTTCTACCAATTAAACTACCTCCGCAAAATAACAAAAAGTGTTAACAATCTGCTCGAACCGACACGGAATAAGCGCGGTCGGTTTTGGCATTTGTCTGTTCCCGTGCGGTTCAGCACGGCGTTATCTTCTTAGGAGGCTGGATCGGCCAGCCGTCATGTGTAGATAGGCGCGTTGGTGATGTCGCCTCGTTTTGTAAATCAGGTGATTTCTCTGCACACTGATTATCCCCCGCCTGGGGAGGCTCATAGAGACAGAAAACGCATAGTTTGTTTGAAACATAACAACCGCTTCGAGCGGGACGCTCCTTTCAGTCGCGCCCCTCAAGCGGAGAGTTAGACTTCAGACTTACATTATAAAGAATTAATAAAAACAGCGCGTAAGGTCGCGCCGGTCTAATAACTCCTTCACTTTTTCGTATGCCTCGACCGGGTTTGCGGTCAGCGGCGCGTTATAACATACCTCGCAATTATAAATACTATTTCCACTTGCCCCAGGTGGAGGAGACTCAATCAAAATTGCCTGCAACTCTCCTTCCCTTGGAAAATATTTAACTTCACGTTTACAGTCCATGCAAATCATATCCCCCCCACGAAACTATCATAGCTCTCAAAGAAAAATACCACCCGGACATCGTTGACTGACACTAGGCCAAACCTTTCGGCCAAGCGAAACTGATTCCGGTAGTGCCTTAACCGTCCGGGTTGCGCCGCTATTTCATGTCTGAAGTCCTCCAAGGGCATCCCCGATTTAAAGTTGTTGCACGGCCTACACGCAGGGGCCAGGTTGTGAAAATCGTTTAATTCATACTCGGTAAATTTACGGCCTCCAACAATCAGGCATCTCTCTGTTTCCGAGAGAGCCCGTTTTGGGATAATGTGGTCAATTTGCATCTGTTTTAGAGTGATGACCTTTCCACAATATGCACATTGCCCGCCATATTTTTCATGCACCTTTTTTCTCATAATTTGTGATCTCTCCACAATATGCACATTGCCGCCATATTTTCATAGTTAAAACGGGACATCGTCGTCGTCTTCTACTGCCGCGCCATTGTCGTCGTTTTCCTCAACGGGGAAACCGTAAGAATCGGCTGTTTGCGACTTATACTCAACCAAATCCTGGACCTGCACGGCGTTTAGGTAAAAGTTTATTCCCCCGCCAAACGCGCTATATATATTCTCAGAGTAACTCACCCTCGCCGTGCTCCCATTGCCCACTAAGACGGTTTCGGGGATTGGAGCCCCAAACCTATCGAAAATCCCCGGCTTAAATTTTTCCGAGGTTTTGAAAGTTACGTAGAACCTCCCTGTCGGTTGGTCTGTCTCATCCAGCTCTCTTTTTATGGGTGACTGCTTTGGCAAAGCGTCCCCTGTGCGCTTATCGATCTGGCTGGGCAGTGCCCTCATTTTCCCCATCACTTTTTCCGCCCATTCCGCCCACGGTTTGTCTTCTTTGTTAAAGAGAAGGTCTATTTGATATTTCGGCGTTCCTTGAATTTTGCCGGACTCGTCCACAAATGGCGGTTTGGGTGTATGCACATGCGCCCACTTTGCCTCACCCAGCGGAGTTACCTGCCGTACCCTTTTTTCTACCATTTCAACTTCCTCCTAAAACAGAGTTAAATTATTTCTCAAGCTAGAACAACCTCCCCCAAACCTCTCTAATCACACGCACGTCCTCAGAGCAATAATCGTAGATATCGGCATGTCCCCCTTTCATAAAAGCGTCATAGACCTGCCTGCCTTCCAGTTTTGTTTTGCAGGGGATGCCAAGTGCCCCTGCTATTTTCTTTAGAGAAACCCGGTCCTTCAGTTGTTGCGACCCCGCCCATTTAAGGCCAATGTCGCAGCGGTCCCATTGGTGTTTGTTCCATTCGCGTAAAAACATAATGGGAGGCTTCATCCCCCAAATACACGCTTTTTGGTATAAAAACTTAAGGTCAAAACCCAAGTTGTCCCCGACAATCCGAATATCAAAACATCCACACTTTCCCATTAAATCATCCATCATTTTGAAAAAGTCACCCAATATAACTTCTTCGCCTTCGCGGTCGTTTCCATGTATAACTATGGGGTCGCCTGCGTCTATGGCATACCCTATACAAAGTAGCCTCGCCGTTGCCGCGCTTAAAGCCGTGGATCTGAACCGGTCCTCAACTTCGGCCTCGCCTTTTTCTTCCCACCACTTTTTTATAGTTTCAGGCTTCGACATGGTCGCGGGCGGAGCCAAGTTTGATTTTATTTCATCCCTTAAACTTTCAGGCCCCGGCCTGGTTTCGATATCTAAAAAAAGCAATTCAGGCATTTCCCTATTCTCCTCAATTTACCTTGTTTTTATACGTGATCCGTTTCCCCCTCTATCCCCCTTCTCCCAAACTTTTTCATTATGGGGATTATTTTGTTCAATGCCTTACTCCCAAATTTGCATTGGCCCTTCAAGCACCTAAAAATGTGAGGTTGCGACACATCGGACAGCCTTGCTAGCCAAGCTACGGTGCGGCGGTTAAACAATAGCCAATTATTTATTTCTTTTACGGTCATTTTGCTATCCCTTGAATTTATTTATAAGTATAAAGCAATTGCGGCTATTTGTCAATTCTTTTTTTATATGGCCTGACATAAAAAAGTGGACAGGACGTGGCCACGCATTTAGTTATCTCTGTTTTAACAAACCCGGAGCAGTCGAAACATTTGGCGTTTATTGCAAGCCGCAACGACTTTTTGTTCTTTTCAAACCGTTCAATTGGCGTTTTCAGAACGATCCTTTCCCCGGACTCAAGCCGGGCCTTATTCAAGGCTTGCGCCTTTTTGAGTCCTTTTAGCTCTGTCATTGAAATTTCCTTACAAAAAGGTGACTCTGCTTACAAACCCATACATGGGTATCAAAAAATAAAAATCTTTTCTATTTAGCGTCGTCAGCCTTACTAACCTAAGCTTAGCGGGCATCTTACGGGGGAGTTACTTTCAAAAAAACTGGCTTCAGTGACGACATGGCCAGCCGAGCCAGCTTTATTTGGTCTTCCGGCGGCATCGCTAAAACATTTTTTCCCTCATCCATTTTAGCTCTTTTCCTTTTGTTTTCAAAGAGATATGGTTTTATCAAGGGCACGAAATTATCCCCACTTTTGAAAGATTCGAGATTCTCCCTTAACCGGCTAACGCCATACTCAAAGTCTTTACAATCAAAGTCTTTCAGGCTTTCAAACCAGGCTTCAAGCGTCGGTCTTTCTATTTTTATATTCATCGCGGCCTGAAAAATCGCGATTCCTTTTCCAAAGTCAGTTTTTGTCACTTTGTCCCTTCATAAATTCGCGTAAGCCATTGAATTTAGAATATTTTTCTATGTTTTCTACCGATCTTGACGAAATTAATTTATTGATTTGCGATGAAAAAACTCCTATTGATACCCCTGTTTTTTTTATAAATTCATCCTCGCTTTCTATAAATTTATCCCAGAGTTTTTTCAACTTTTCAAGGTCGTATGTGCCGAGGAGGCGTTTTATTATTTTGCCGTCCTTGCCGCCATTTATGTTTAATTTTTCGCCGTCGAATTTTGCCCCAAATGTTTCAAAGGCGTAATCGACAAAAAGTTTAATATCAGGGTTGGTCAAATTTTTAGGCTTATTGACCGGGCGTTCCGGTTTTGGGAACGCGCAATGTGTTTTTGTATATGCTTCTGCTTCTGCTTCTGTATTGGCTAACACTGCTAACACAGAGTTTACAGGTGTTAACAGAGAGTTAACAGGACTATTCTTGTCCCGTTTCACCCGCATATATTCCCGCATATATTCCCGCCGCGCTTCCTCGTTTCTCAAATCGCGATAATATTTATAATTCAAGATGATCCACCCAAAACTCTCGCGTATTCTCTCAAGTCGCCTGCCCTCAAAGGAGGGGGTCCGGCTTGAGTTGTCGGGAAGTAAAAATTTTTGGATTGCGAGATGAACTACTTCTGCCGAAATGTTAATTCTTCGCGAAATCGCGGGCACGGTCATATCTATGACTCCCTCCTGGTCGGCTAAAGTTAACAAGCAAAACCAAACATATCGCGTTCCAATGTCCTCTTCCATTATTGAGGAGGAAAAAATTTGTTCATGGATTTTTACATACATTTTAAATGTTAGCTAAAGGTTTTAACAAAAGTTTACAAAGGTTTGCGGCATAAAAAACCCCTCATGAGCGGTGTTCACGGCCAAGCGAAACGCTCACAAGGGGTCGGGCGGGGAGGTGGGTCCCGCGATTTTTTTATTTGTTTGTTTGGCCGTAAACACATGGCTAATTATAACAAAAAAATTAAATAGTTGTCAATGGCTAACGGCTGGCGTATTCCTCGAACCCCCGCCCAAACTGTATTATGTCGGCATAATTTTCTTCAAAAGGAGTTTTAAAACACGGCAGGAAGGGGCAATCCTCACTCCCATAAAGGCGTAGGCGCAGAAACGGCCACCAATTATGTATAATTGGGATACCACAAATTTCCGGTATATCAAAAGCCCAATCCCCGGTGTCAGCCCCATTAAACAGCAAAAAATCCGGCGGTTTCCCCATTCTTCTCAACCCCGCCGCTACTTTCTCTACCAGCTCATGCGCGTCATGTGTCATTTTAAGCCTCCCTAAAAATTTTTACTGAATCGCCGTCAACCACCAAGACCCACTCAGTTATCAGCGCGGCCCAGCCATCTTTGGACAGCGCGTGCCGACGGTTAATATGCACAAAACTGAATGTAACTATAAACCTACTTTCGTTAATTTTGTTGTGGTAGTGCCAGAAATAACTGTACCGGTCCGGCGCGTCTTCTTTTGCCATTTTTTTATATTTTTCCGCCTCCGCGAAGAGACGCACGTGTATTTTTTTCATAGCTGCATCCACGTCGGCTTTTGCTTTTGAAGCAGCTACCCCCGCGATAGCGCATTCCAGAATAATATTTTTTGCCGTGTCCGTTTCCTCGCTCCCAAACCCTATAATCATCGCCTCTCCTTTAAAATATTTAAGATAATAACGTCCGGCTCAATTTCTCCCAAGCCTTTTTTTGCGGGGAAACACTTACAGCCTTGGCAGTGCCTTTCCTTGCGCAGTGCCCGCGCCAAGGCCAGTTGCATAAGTAAGGCTGGGATAGCTACAAAGAGGGCTATAACCCGGATTTCGGAATCAGACATTGTCTGCGTCCTCCAATTCTTTTTCCCAGTCGGCGGGGGTCCTGTCGTCGCGCTGTGCCCATATTTTTTGTAGTATCGTGTTTTTCGTCGTGAATTCGGAAACCTCTATACAGTTTTGCTCAAGAAAAAAATAGTCGATCATTTCCCCCTCCTTTGGTTTACCTACTTTGTCCAAGTCCCTGTCCAAGTCCCTACTATTATACATAAGATCATGAAAACGAAAGATAACAACAGACAGAAAAAAATACTTTTAAAATTTTTCATACCACAGACCACCACCTCATCTCCGCTTTGCCGGTGTGTTCGCAGCCACGACAATAAGGGGAGGAACAGTGGTGGACAAGCCCGGCCCGGCGTAGTTCCGAGGTCCGACGCGCTATTTGGTGGCGCTCCAGTATACAGTACCGGGCCATTTCTTTTGTGGTCAGCCCCGGCCTGTCTTTTATCAGCTGTAACAGGAGTTGCCGGTGTTTGTGCGCGAATTTTTCTTGAGCGAGGTCACCGGCTACAAAAGAAGCTGCGGGGTCTTTAGTCCTCGCCACGGGTCCGAAGTGTGTCTTGAGCAAGCTAGTTATGAGGTTCATTTCCCCTCCCTTTTTAACTGGTTTTCTACCCTTTTTAGCCATCCCCTTAACCGCGGTAGCCGCCTTTTTACAGGGGTCTCCCCGTAATCCGCTTCCCAGCACGTCTCCCCTCTGAAAACAACCCACGGGCACCGGGAACACTTAGTACGGCGCCCAAAGTAATAGCGGTTAAGCCATTCCGCTATCTCGCATAGCGGGCAAAGACCGATATACAACTGCGTGTACATCTTTATTAATTGCAATATTCCACTCCTCCACGCCCTTGGATCCTCCAAATTTTTAATTTTTTGTGGCATCCCGCCCCCTTTTTAAAGTGAATTAATTAATTTTTTAAACCTCCGCCATAGTTTTCGCCATCGCCTTTTTCTCTTCGCCTCTTTTGTGTCATAGTCCGGATGCGAATAGGGGTAGCACCCCAACGATTTAAGGCAAGTTGGGCAACAATACCATCTTGGGTACAAACTCCAACTTCCGTCCGGGCGCTGTGAGCAAAAACTTGTCCAATCCAGTGGGGGCTCGCTCCAGAAGCCCGTCCCCGCTTTTGTTGTCAGACAGAAATGACAGATATATTTTTCCGGCCCCTTTTCCGGGGATAAGGGGAAATGTGAAAATTCAGATGCCAAATCACCAACGTTTATTATGCTCATTGGGCGCCTTTAAATGTCTTTATCGTCCACAGCACACCGACCTCTTTCAAGCAAGCCGGGCAAATAAAACCGTTTTCATTTTCTTTTGTACGGGCAAAAGTCCAGCCCCGCGGGGGTTCCGCGAAAAGGCCGACACCGCCCGCGGCGGTCAAACAGTTTAAGCATTTATACGTTTTCATTTTTCCCCCACAAAGGACAGGTTTTTGACGGTATGAGTGTGCCACACTGGTCCTCCCCGCGCCGGTTAAGTGTACTATAGTCATAGGCACAAATTTCTATTGTTCCACAACGCTCATAGCGTAAAAAAGGACAAGTGCGGCGGCCGGTTGCCGCCGCGCATGTTCTTTCTCCGTCAATTGTAAATTTTATTATTTTCACCTCTGAAAAACTAATTTGCATGGGTTTTTCTTTCATTAGCTTCCCTCCTTGGGAGTCATTTTAAACCGTTTAAAATCGCAACTGCATTCTCCCACGCCAGGCCCGTCTAGTGTAACTCCAACGCCGTTGCAAGGGTCGCAGAGGCGATTATGCTTGCCCTCGGACAAAAAAATCTTCCCGCATTTTAAGCATGTCTTGGGCGTTTCTTCAAGCTGCGGCAGGTCTAAAAAAAGACGACAATTATTGATCCCTCCGTACATGCGCATGTCCTGTCTCGTGTCTGCCCAAGCTGGTTTACGCCCGCGCCCCCGCTTTTCCTCCATGCCATTTCTCCTTTAAAAGTAGAAAGCAAAGTAAATTGAAATTGATGAAAAGGCTATAAAAAAGAAGCACACGCAAAGGACTAAAAAAGTAAAAGCGAAAGTCAGGTCTATTGGTTCTCGGTCTCTCATTTTATTCTCCCCTTTTCCAAAAAGTTAGTACCGGAACGGCCTCGCCTCCGCCGCGTTTTCGCCTCGTATCTGCGTCATTTCCTCTCGGATCAACTGTTCCGCCAAGCCCTCCAACTCTATTATGGTCCGGCGTTCGTCCCGGCGCAGGTAGGCGTCAATTTCACGCAGCGTCATTGAACTATGGTTAGCGTCCAAAACATCAAAATCATAAATTTCAATGTCTTTTGGCCGTAGCGACTCCGAGGCCAGGCGTTTAAAATTGTCGAAATAGACCTCTAACTCTATTTCTATAAACTCCCCATGAATCCGGGACCGGTAAGTTATACGCACGGTTCCGGCTCCTTGCATCCGGCGTTGAACGCCTCTAGTGCCTGGGGGAGGAAAGCAAAAGTAGTAACGCTGCCGGTGGAGTCAACAAAATGATACAAATCATTGATTTTTTTAAGGCTGCGCCTGTTTTGCCCTTGGGCAAAACTTGCAATTTTCAGTTCGGTTTTTTTCATCTTTTACTCCTTTAAAAAAGTGTCCCGGCTGCCCGCCGTAGGTTGCGGCTTTTGCCGCGTGATCCCGCCATCAAGCTTCCCCGGTTACGGGGTCCTTATTTTATAGTAGGCTTCCTTCAATGCCGCCTCCGCGCTTTCCTGTGTTGCATGAACAGTGCGAATAGTGCCTATCCCGCCGCCCGCCATACGAACCAGCCCGGGAATAGCATCTCCGGTTTTAAACTGCACAACTGCCCAAAGATCGGAGGTGCTGTTCCACCCAAAAACCACTGCCCATAAAGAATCGGGGGCGAAGAGGGCGAGACGGGAGTCGAATCCCGGTTTTACCATTCCGTAACTTTCCTTACATGGCGCCGCATCCAAAAATTCAAAAACATCATCTACTATCCCCATCTTTTTTAACTCCGCGCGGAGGGTCTTTACCTCCACTTGCCCGGTTTCAAAGGAAAACCCTACCCCGGCGTGGTTTCCGAAAGCTATAGGCATTTTTATTTTATTGCAGTTTTGTTGCATGGTTTGTCTCCTTTCGAGTTTCCGGCTGCCCGCCGTGGGTTGCGGCTTTTGCCGCGTGATCCCACCATCAAGCTCCCCCGGTGTAGAGGGGGAGCCGGGGGAGGGACCAGGGGCCTACTCAGCTAGCCCCTTCAGTGCAAGCAGCACGTAGCGGTAAGGTGTATCGCAGGTCCCTGAAACTTGGGTCCGCTCACGTCTTGGGGTTGTGATCCAGACCCCCCCTTGCGGCGGGCACTCCACTTCTGTCCCGTCCGCTAGTGTGTATGTAATCCCATACTTTTCGTCTATGTCTATAGTTTCCATATCGATTCCCCTCTCCCCATAGGGCATATCCCAGTCGGCTTTAATCATCGTTTACTCCTTTCCGCAGACCCCGCCGGAGCAGTGGCCATATAGTATGCTATACCCGCAATGCCGCCCTCCCAAGTGGCGGCGGTAGATGAGGCCGAGACGGGCCAAAGGCCACACTCAGACGGAGACACTATGCTATAAGCGCGGTCTTTGTTTGATTCCAAAATCACTATTTTTTCCGTTTTCATGTCTTCTCCTTTTTTTACTCCTCATGAGTGGAATAGTCACTGTCTGGGCAGACGTCTTTTAGCTCTTCATCGGTATCTATTCCTATGGGATCTTGTCCGTCATCAGTAGTAATCCAGTACCCTGATGTTGTAAAGTCAGCGTTCTTGCTGCCATCCGCGTCTCCCCAGCTCACTTGATCTGAGATAATATCTTCTGCGGTCTGCAAAAAAACACCGCCTTGAACCTTGCCGCCATCTAAAATAATGCTTTCAATAATTTTTGTGCTCATTTTAATCTCCAGTAAAAGTCCCCGGCTGCCCGCCGTGGGTTGCGGCTTTTGCCGCCTCTTATATATATAGTATGCACAACCCATACCAAAACTTAAAAATATCGTAACTCCTTGATTTTAAAGGGCTTTTCCCCCCACTACCACCCAAAAGCCAAAACCAAAAATACCAAAAATTGTTGCAAAATGAACCAAAAAAATGTCACTTCAGACCAAAAATTGTCAAAAAAACTGCTTGCAAAATAGTACCAAAAATGTTACACTACAAAATCCCAAAAAAACCCGGGCTACAATCGCCCACAGCGCACGATCTCAGGCCCCCCCATACATGGATATCAAACTCAACCAAGACGCAGCAGAGGGGCACCCAGACGCCCAAGCACCAGAAAAAAACCTAGAAAGAAAAAAAGTGGACCTCCCCCTAGCTCTCCACCTCCGCGCCCAAGGGAAAACTTACCAAGAAATCGCCGACTCCCAAGGAGTACCCGTCTCCCGTTTACATACCACCATTAGAAAATGCGTTGAAAAATTACCCGCAAAAGTTGATTTAGACTATTATCGCAAACATTGCGCCGACTTTTTGAGGGGTACAGAGCTTAAAACTTTAAGCCTAGCACTTAATAAATTAAGCCTTTTGGAGGAAAAAGCTGAAGAAATTACGTATAAGGAGGCGGTGCAGGTCTTGGAATCTCTTTTTAAGATGCGCCGACTAGAGGAGGGGGAATCCACGGCTAATGTCCAAGTCCAAAGCTTTTCTGAGATGCTGATAAGCCTGAAAAAACAACAAGTTACAGCTCCTTTTGAGCCACTTAACATTAGCATCGGCACGGCCATAGAGGAGCAAGACCTGCCCCAGCCGGATGGGGCAGAGGAGTAGGGAAAACTTCCAGGATGCCCCACAACGCACTTTCTCCCCCCTACCCATACCTACCTATCAACTTTTTCCTCCCCTCCCTGGCCATGCCTAGCCTATCAGCTCACAAAGCACACCTCTTACCCCCCAGGCCATGCACATAGTCCCCCAGGCCATGTCTATCAAAGACCTCTTACTCAGCCTTGCCTTGTCAGGCCATGCCATGCATAGCAAAGCCCCCACCTCTTACCCAGCCAGGCCATGTCGCCCCCCCACCCCCACACCCCGGAAACAGGGGGGGGGTTTATACAGGGGCAGGCGATAGAAAAAGGGGGGAGCTTATTTTAACCTCTCCCCAATTTTCAACTAAGCATAGATTTTATACTATTTGGAATATTATTTTAACCTCTTTATTTTATAACAATGCCTGCAATAATTTTCTTTTTAATATTGCGGCTACAGTGGTAGGCAAGAAGGCTATGGTAGTTTTTTTGCAGAAGCATATACATATTGCGCGTTCCGGTTTTGGGAACGTGCGGTGGGTAGTTCTGTGATTAACCTGCTTTTTTATATAAATCTTTGTTTTAGATAGCCAATTAAAATACTTATAGAATTAAAACGTTAATGGCACGATTCTTGTAGGGGTGAGCATTTGTTAACGATATGTGTAAGAAGGGGGGTTTCACACGGGGATACCTCTTTTATACCATAAGAAAGAGTAAATGTCAAGACTTTTAAATCATTCCCAACTGTCTAATAACTGGTTATGCCCCACCCCTAGCGCACTGGCTATGAAGTCTGTTTGCTCGTAAGCATCGCGTGGCGTGTCGGAAATATCAAACAATCCGCCCTGTTCGTTTTTCTTGTGCAGGCAATGCGGCGAAGCCCACACCGTTTCGCTGGCTGAGTTTTCTTTTGCTTCGTCGGTCAGAGCGTACCCTTTACGAGCCGTCCACTTGTGCAGTTTCCAGCCTATCTTTAGTAGGTCGTCATGTTCCCCCGCGTGTCCGCAAATAACGATCCTCAATTGCCGATCATCGCCGTTATCCGCGCACCACTCTCTCACCGATGATGATATATTTTGCCCCATGCCACCAGCGCCGTAGTCCATCGCGCCTTTATCGTATGGCGGGTCAAGAAAGATACCCGTCAAGCCGTGACGCGTGGTCACGCTATCTTTGCACACCCGCTGCCAATCGCCGCAGGCTACCCGCACATCACGAAGGCGCGCATGTAGCAGGTTGAACCACTCCGCGATGTATTCGCCCCGCCCAGCGCTAAGATGCGGGAGCTGGCGGTTGATGCCCCGCCCAGCGTCACCAAGATGCGGGAGCTTGCGGCGGTCAACAATCTTTTCACCATCCCAAACACCAATTCGCAAGCGTTCGCTTTCCCGCCAAAATACGGAAATGGTGCAGCAAGTGTTCCAGCAATTGATTTCATATTTACCTCAAAACCGGCATAACCCGGCGTTCAACTCGGACTAGCCGATAAAGCCCGGCTAGCCGGTTAACTTTACGTTCGACCCCTTTAATTTCGCTACTGCATCAGGGTTCTCGTCCCGCCATTGCCGCCAACTTTCATCAGTTAGTTTCCACTTTATCCAATCAGGATGGTCTGGCTTGGCTTCAAATGGCTTTTTCCTTCTATCTGCACATGGCGCGCAAACACTTCCCCGCGTTTCGTGGTAAGTGGTGTGCTTCCCACAAAAGTACAAACCGCAGCCATGTTCCCCACCAAAAGGCTCACCACCACAAACATAACTCAATCCGCGATCAATGACTTCATTGCAGCCTGGATGGTCACAATAAGCCGGTACACCATAGCCTATGTCGCGCTTCCAGTTTGTGTCGTAGCCAATGCTCCATCCCATAACCGTTCTCCGTAGTATCGGGGTCGAACCCCTCATTCAAGAGGGACAGGCCAAAAGCGGCCTACCCCTTAATTCAAACGTTAGGCATCACGCATAGTTTTTAGCCATTCCTTCATCGACTTTTCGCGCTTATCAAAATCGCGCTTCGGTATCGGCAGGCTTGCTCCGATCCAGAAAGATTGAATCCGTACACCATAGCGTTTTTTGGAGCAAATCCAATCTATCCATCCCCAGCAAATTTCTATGCGTATTTCTTTTCACATCTTCGTCTCCAATAAAAACCAGCCTAACCTAACGGTCAAGCAGGACTCGCCTACGGCGAGCCTCTTACCTTGCCGTTAGGCTTCACAGTTCTGTATCAGTGTGCCGCCATTATATCCTTTCTGGAAGTGAAATACTCCATAAGGGTATCTGAAAGGGAATTGGCACTGCTGACCTTTTACCAATAAGATTGTTACAATCCCGCCATAGGCTTCTATGAGCCGGATTCGCGCCCATGAAGAAAATGTTTTATGTGCAGGCAATAAGAAAACCACATTATCGGCCAGAGAAAATGAATGTTCCATGAATCGCTCTATATTTGTAAATGGCGGGTTTGTGATAATCCAGATTGCCTTTGTTGTATGGTCAAAAAAGTTCCTACCATCTCTGATTTCGCACCAGTCCTTTTCACCGGGGAATTTATTATAAAATGCTCCACCACCTTTACAAGGGTCAAGGCATAAACCTTGTGGTTTAAAATAGTTTACTATCCACTCAGCAATATGGTCTGGAGTGTAAACTACATCAGATTCCACCCATCGAGATTCTTGTTTAAGTTTGGCGGGGGTTTTCATTTTCCCCACCCATCATCAGGTATGGATGGATCGTAATCCCATCCGTCGTCTTCATCGTTAAATCTGTTCATTATAAGTTTCATTTCTCACTTTTCGCAGAGCCCAACCCTGCATTCGAGAGGGACAGGCCAGAGCGGCCTGCCCCTCAATTTGAACGTTATGCCCCTCAATCCTATTCCGTGCAATCTCAAAGTATTTTGGGTCTTTTTCTATTCCGATGAAGTTGCGCCCTGTATTCAGGCACGCGATGCCCGTAGTTCCGCTACCCATACAATTATCCAAAACCGTCTCGCCTCCGTCAGTGTAGGTGCGGATCATGTACTCAATCAGTGCCAGAGGCTTCTGAGTTGGGTGAAGGCTGCAGGTTTGCTTGTCGCTCTGAAACTGCAATACGCTCCGAGGGTAGCGGTCAGTCGCTCCACCGCCACTGATACCAATCATGGTTGCTCCGTAGCATTCGCCGTCGTCTTGGTGTTTTGTGTAACTGTTCACGGGTTTATGCCCTGTTGTTTTCTGCGGTCTGTACTTCGGCAACTGAGAGTAGAACACCAAGACGTTCTCGTGCGCCTTCATCGGCATCTTCTTGGCGTTCAGGTGGCCGGTGGCCGCCGTTTTTTCCCATATCCACTCATACCGCAACATCGGCAGGTTGCTTACCCCCAAAACCTTATCAAAGGGGGTTTGCGCAAGGAGCAATATCGCCCCGTTCGGCTTAATCACGCGTTTGTAGTGCGCCCAAAGCGGCTCAAAAGGTATCACCGTATCCCATTTGCAGACGGTCGTTCCGTAGGGCAGGTCGCACAAGATCATATCTACCGACGCATCGGGTATCTGTGCCATCAAATCGAGGCAATCCCCATGCCACAGCGTGAGGGGCATAACCCGGCGTTCGAGCGCACAGCCAACAGAGGGGTCATTTTTAGTATTATTAATAGTTTTCCTTCGCGCTGTTGGCTGGTGCTCAACTTTGCGTTGGCATCACTTGTTGCATATCGCTTTAATTACTGCGGAGGTGACAATGGCAGCGGCCGCATACGATAATCCGCGCTCTGTTGGATCGATCGCGGTGATGTTCCCGGTAGCGCCTGAACATCCAGCAAGAGCAAATAAAGTTCCGATGCCCAACCCTACATTCAACGCAGACGGTGCGCCAGCGGGGGTTTTTACGTTCAGTGATTTATCCATGTTATTTCTCCGTTTCGGGTGCAGTGAGCGCACCGCTGGTTAATTTTGCGTTATACGTCACCAACTTTTACCAGCCTGTTTTCCAGTGCGGTAATTTTATCCCGCGCCTTCATCAGGTCATTGCTTTGCCGTTCGATCGTGGATGACAAGTTGTGTATGCTAATTTCATGCCCGGTTCTCGTCATAAAAAAATCTTTCAGGTCGCTGTCATGTATGCACGCCGCACCTTGTTTGTGATTTCCATATTCATCACGGACAAACACAGACTTTCCGCATTCAACGGAGCCTTTGCCATTAGATGTTTGGGAGCTGCAAAAATTACACAATGTTTTCATATTATCCTCAAAAAGACGTATAACCTTACGGTGAAGCGCGGCGCGCCTTACCTACACGTTGGGCGTCACCCATCGCATAGCATCGTGCTCTCCCTGCATTCTCGCTTCCGCGAGCATCTTATGCAGTTCATCTGGTGCTAGCACGTACGCATCAAGGCGCAACGTCTGTCCTTGGTAGCCCATATAATCGCCTTCAGTCTTGATGCAGTCGCGCAGCATCTTGTGCAACGCTTGTTCGGCCATCTGTTCGGCGCTTGCGCGAATGATTCGGTCGCGCCCTATCGCTTCAAGTTCGGCGTCTCGCACAAACGCAATAGCCTGTAATCTGGTAATTGTCTCTGGTATCAGTCCTGCCATCATGCTTCCTTTCTTCGTAGTTACGTTCCGCCCAACCCATCATTCGAGCGCGACGGCTACGCCGCGCCTCAATTAAACGTTATCTTCTTGCATCTTTCCTATGTTGTATATTCTCCCTTGGTCCATGTGTAGGTGTATCTCTACCAGAAACCACAGACTTTTTTACAATTTCAAGCTGAGGTTCATCCACAGTGTACCACTCCGCAGGCTTGCCATCTTTTGCCTCTTCCGGCTGGATGCTTACCCTCTTACATCCATATAAATAGTTAGAAATGCCGACCACAATCCCTTTGAGTCCTGAAATTTTGTCCTTCACTCTGTCCCCAAGTTCGATCATTTTTATCCCTCCTTAAAATTAGAATTTGGCGTCCGTGAGCGGAGTACGTACGGTTTTGCCATTACGTTTGACCGCGGAAAGCAACTGTTTTCTCGGAGTTTTATCTGTGAATCCGAGATGCACCCAGCCGGCAGGGCCAAACTCATATATGATCTGGTCGAAATCCGGCAGTAGTTCAGCGATTTTGCGGCATACATCAATATTTTGAGCACCCGAAACTTCAAAGTCCGCAGCGCTTGCAAAGCGGTGGGCGCTTGTCGGAGAACCGCCCACGGCCTTGTTTACCTCCGGCGCTCGATAGCAGCTTGTAACGTGGATTGGTGCGTTGTAGTGGGCGCGGATTACCTCAAGCGCATCAGCTACCCGCTGCATATTTGCCTTCAAATCATCCGGGCAAGCGTTGTCAAGCCCCCGCCTGATTGCCGCCTCGGAATGTGTCATTTCTTCTACGGTAAAATGTTCCGTGAGTTTCATTCGAGTCCCTTCCGTTGTTTGAATTTCAGACCACATCCATCACGAACCCCATAGCTGCCACTTCATCCGGCGTAAGAGCGGTATCTCGTAGCGGCGATATTTTTGGCCTTGGCCTGCGAAACTCAACCCACGCTCCACATTTACACGAACTGTAGAAGCTAATTAGCGAGTCAGGCTCTATTGTTTCCATTTTGCAAGTTTTATCCTTCGATTGAAAGTCTGTTATTTTGGCGTTGCACTTTGGGCAATCCATTTCAAAATGTACATAGTCAAACATTCCCATTACATTCCTCCCCGGGGCGCACCCCTAATAATATGTGTTGGTCCTGATAATAGATCATTGAAACCTATTCTATAACCAACGGATCGACACCGACCGGGCAAAAATCGCCCGCGCCGCTCAACACGGCGTTATGCCCCTTCGCCACCCACAACCTCCCACTCATACCACACGCGGAGAAAAACCCCTTTTCGCGCTCCGCATGGCAAGCAGAGCCATTTCCTTTTCCACAGGCCAGTGTCCACGAATCACGCGCATTTACAGTTGGGTGATGGCATCTCAAATTCCACTCGTTCCCCACTTCCGGCACTGCATGCCGGCAATCCTTGCATAGTGCCGGGTATGGCTTACTCATATTTATCTCCTTATTTAAGACGGGGCATAACCCGCCGTTCAACCCGGACTCCGCAAAAGCGCGGAGCCGGTTAACTCCACGTTAGCCATACATATATGGACATATTTATTTGGCCCGCAGTAGCCCTTCTCCTTGGCTTGGTCGCCATTCGAGAATTCAAGCCCGCGATAGTTAAAAAGATCGCTGGCATTACCAGTGCCACCAAAGACAGCGTTTCCTTCGAGCGCTCTCAAGAAGGGGCTGAGTTGCAACCCGCTCCTCTGCCGTTCGTAGAGATCATGAAACACCCGATGTCTCCTACCGCATTGGAGAGAGAGCAGTTTGTTGATAAACAAATTCACTCTCTTGGCTTGGCGACAGATAGCGAAAAAATAGCCGCCCTTGTTCGTGTTTTCGCAATCACACGAATTGAGTTTGAGTTCAACAACATTGCCCACACTATTTTTGGTAGTCAAGTCGCGCTCCTAATTCAAATTTCCGGCACAAAAAACGGAATAACAAGGCAAGAAGCCAACGCCACCTTCGAGCAGGCCCAGAAGGAATATCCAGACCTTCACGGGGGAAGGAAATTCGAGGAATGGTTTTCGTATCCACTCAATAGCAACCTTGTTACGTTTGTTGCAGACCGAATTGACATCACCCAGTACGGCAAAGATTTTCTTAAGCACCTTGTTGATACCCGTCAGGCTCATCAGCGCTATGGCTAACCCGTCAATCCACCTGACCGCCTTCGGCGGCAGGTGATTTCTACGTTAGGCACTGCTCTGTGGCCCGCGAACTTCTTGACCAACACATCTTGCGCACGGCCCGCTTGAAAGTTCTGCTTTGTTATCATAAGTTTCACAAGCATACTTATCCGCGAACTGAACAAGCCAAGCTATGATATGACAAATCATTTTTTTCATGTTTTACTCCAGCGCACTCGTCAAGGGTGAGTGCCTAACCCTACAATCAACACGGACTGCCGCGAAGAAACCGCGTCAGCCGGTTATTTCCACGTTATGGCCTTATAGAGCCAACGCCGTCGCAATGCTCGCACGATATCTTCCTCAATTCTTCACCAAACAGGGCAAGACAACCTTCAAATTCCATGTCACCTGCATCAATTGCCATATCCCTTGTCCCTCGATAAACGGGATGAGATTGAATGTTGTATCCTTGCCCTTCACAATGAGGACACTGAATTATTGTAATTGGTTCCATAACTCTCCTCATAAGCGTCATAGGTAAATAAAGGGTATGCCTAAATTGAGAGTACCGATTTAGAAATCCTAACGAGAACTTTTGATGGCACAAATGGCCTAAGAAATTTTTCAGTACGTTCCCATGCGCGGCGCTGGGAAGTAGACCAATGGTAGTTATTATCAGCAAAATCCAAGCCAAGACTTAACAAGGATATATAAGCTTCTTTAATAGCATTAAGAGAATCTGTGTCAATTTTTTTCATAACCTCCTTTGATTTACTCATTTCCTCTCCCATTAGAAAGTAATCTTTCCGTATTGCGTTTACCTAAAAGCCAAAAGGCATTATCTTCTTCCCAATGCCGCCCTCTGCTACATCTGAGATTGGTCGTTGGGCATCACAGCACTTCCTGGTGCATCAGTTGGGTACACTGAACTTTCGCCTCGTGCCCGTAGTCACCGTCGTGCTCGTTGTAAGCCACGAATTGCAGCATTCCCCTATCGGTGCCAATATTCACGAACATCAAACCGCCACGGAAATGCCTGTTAGTTGGGTTTAAATCGTTCGCCCGCATTTGCGCCTCGTTCAACGCCGTGTCGGTCAGGCTCACGCCGCGCAACTCCGCTCCAACAAAATCATGCGGGTTATCGTTGCTCCAGAAATAACCCCACCGTTCACAGCAATAACGCTCATTCTCGATGTAGAGCTTAATGCTCTGCTTGTCGGTCACAACTTCAAAACCGGCCACATTGAAGTAGCCATCCTCGTTTTCGTAGTTCTTGATCCCAACAATCTTTTCCATGCTCTGCCCTAAATCGATATTAATGTTTTCTCCTTAAATTGCGCACAGTTCGCATCCGGGCTTTTCAGCGTTGCGTTCCTTGCCACCCTTCGATGTCCAGATGCTTTTCCCTATCTTCGCTGAAACAACGAGCACTTTAGCTAATTGCCCGCGCCCAAAGTCATCATACGAAAAAGCCTTTTCCTTCCACGCATCACCGGAGGCAAGGCACGGGAAACATCCCACTCTTGGGAACCCAGAGTCATATAACGGGTTATGATCCCCATCCAAAAACTCCATCACCTCACACGTCGTCCAGTGCAGAATACAGAGCCGGAACATAACCCCCATCTTTTTCAAATACTTAGGGTACTTGCTTGGTAATACTTCGTGTGGCGCGTATAGAACATCACAAACTTTTCCCGCATATCTCTTACCACGTTCCACACTTTCATCTAGGCGCATTCCATACCAAACCTCAAAACCGCCCTGCTGTTCCGCCAGTGCCTTGCAGTAGATTCGTGTTTCCCTGATCTTGAGTTCGTTCGTGCAGTGCCGCGCTCCGCCACCGGGGAAACGTCCATACTTGAGCGATTTACCAAGAACATCTCCTCCACTCACTACGTCAATCCTTACCCCGTATAACACGCGCAGCTTTTCAATATGTGCATAGGTAATCGGGTGTTCAAAGCCCGTGTCACAAAACAGTCCGCGCACCTCTTCCGGCTTGTAGGTTTGCAGTGCCAGTTTAAGCGAGGCTTGCGAGTCCTTGCCTCCACTTATCGGCACTAAAACTCGTACAGGCATCCGTGCTCCTTTGCTTTAACCCTATTATAAACCGGCAATCTCCGCATCTAACTATACCTAATATTATATGATATCTATTCTTTTTTGTCAATGTTTTTTGCTCATAAAAAATAAACACACTTAATAACCGCGCCATCTATTGACAAAATTGGGTGAATATTGTATATTTGTGGTTATGAATATAAACCCAGGGAATGTTGACACATTATTAACCCTGTCGGGTGGGGTATTAGAAATATCCGATAACGTTTGTGCCTTTCTCGCAGCCGCGAAATATGGTCTATGGGGCTGGAAAATCGAAAATGTAGAAATAGGGAAAAGCGAATGGGATACACGGGTATATGGCACATGCGTTGTCAGCAACGACGGGGATAGCAGAAAATTCAAACTTAGGCTTATGGGCAATTCTGTCACGGAGGCAAAATATGAAACCTTTTTAGACCTTCTAAAGCTAATACTTAAAAGCAAAAATACTAAAAGTGAGACTGTTGTCTCATGCCATAATTCCGGGAACGACCATTTTGACCCGGAGAAGCAATCTCTAATTATGAGTATAGACGCTGTTCTTATTGAGTTTGGGAACGCCATAATACAGACTCTGTGTGTTAATGGGGAAAAAATTCCCGTTGGAGCAAGTTTCAGCACTAAAGGAAATATAAATTCCCTTGATTATGCAAAACGCATAATAGAATTTATATAGGCGTTCCCAAACGCCACAAGAACAGCGTCAGAGTATAAGCGCCATTATGCAAAAAACTAACATAGAATGGGTTATCAACCATGACGGCTCGCGGGGATTCACTTCAAACCCGATAAAAGGCAAATGCCCCCATTTCGCCACGAATAAATGCGGCTCGTATTGCTACGCCGAAAAAATACGAAATAGATTTAAACAACCACGCGAGCTATCATTTCATCCCGGAGAGTTTAATAAAATTATCGCGAGAAAAAAGCCATCCACTATATTCATTGGATCCGCATTCGATATATTTGCCGAGGAAGTCCCCTCGGAATGGATACTAAAAATATACGAGGTTACAAGAATGGCCGAACAGCATAAGTTTATCTTCCTCACCAAAAACCCAAGCCGATATTATTCGTTGCCAAAGCCATACCCCGCCAACGTTTGGTTAGGCGCATCAACGCCTGACGCGAATTCATGCTCTACTTTTTGCAATACTCTAAAAATACTCAAAAACAATGGCGCTCAAACGTTTGTCTCCGCCGAGCCATTGCTGGAACCTATTTCGGAGTATATAGATTTTGACGCAATTGACGGCATAATCGTCGGCGCATTAACAGGGCATAAAAACGCTCTTTTACAGATGGCACACATGGAAGTATCCGCGATAAAGCACAATCTTATCGCATCAAGAAGCGATGCAACGTTATTTGTTAAAGAAAATACCGGTTGTAGCGTCTGCATTGATAAACAAACACCATGGCATGAATAAATACATAGAAGAAACTGAAGAACCCCCGCGTAAGGAAAGTTCCTGCAATGAAGGGGCGGGCGCCTATGCTTTCCCAAGCATAGTCGAGCAATTGCAAGAAATTGCCAAAGACATTCCGGAGCAGGAATGGATTGACCTTGAAAATTTTAAGATGGGATGGATTGATATAAAGGTAGACCCCCCAAAAAATGGGCGGAAGATAATGGTCAGCATTAAACTACCGTCTGGAGAATCGGACGTTTATCATATAACATATAATGAAGAATATTTTAAGGCGCATCCGGATGAAAATATAACCCATTGGATGCCGGAGCCTAAACCCGCTATGTTATTGCGTGGTTTTGAAATACCTGTTTTTATGCCTTGGTATAAGGTTGGGACATGCAAAGTCGCGGTTGGAGATGACTTTGTTTTGACCGATGAAGAAAAAGAGCTAAAATTAAAATATGGGCTTGCGGATGAAAATATTGCATGGAGACGCCGGCAAATGCTCTTAAATAAAGATAGCTTTGATATTGAATTTCCATGCGAATGAAAGAGCTATCGTTGCGCCCATACCACGGGCGGCTGTTCATGGTGAAGACGGCCAAGGAGTATGAGAAGGCGCACCTGAAGTTGTTTAAAACACCTGACGTTTTAACCTGCGCACAGGACGGGCGATTTTCAGGATCATGCTCGGTTGGCGAAGGCAAGGGCGGTATATGGACGTACCTAGTATGGGGGAAGCACACGTACACTTTGGCACACGAGTTGTCTCATGTGGTGTTGCATGTGTTTGAGCGCAGCGGCATTGACCCGCGAGAAGCGGGAGGTGAGCCATTTTGCTACATGCTTTCGCAGCTTCTTATGGAGGCACGAAATATAAGAGGTGGAAACACTTGACATTTGCCTTAAAATGTGATATGGTATTTACAATCATAGGTGTAAGTTGTTGTTTTTTAAGATAAATTATGTTATCTGTGGAATGCGGCATGGGTAGCCGCAAATGAGGAAGTAAGGCTTGAAAATATCTGAAGTCGTCTCCGAATTAGAACATATTAAAAGCAATCACGGCGACGTGGAGTGCCTAACCATGGATGATGGCGAGGCGCACCAAGTAATATACGTGAAATTTGAAGAAAACGCATGTTATTTTGATATAAAAAGCCGGAAGCACAGAGCAGCCCCCGCTGTTTTTTTATAACCCTTATGTTAAAAATAGACAGAGCCTCTATGATTGAAATCCTGAAATCGCTTCGTTTTATAACTAAAAAACTATCTGATTTGGTTGATAAAGAAGACAGGGCGGAGAAAAAAACGTAAAACAAACAACATAATAGTTTAAACTTCTGATAGTCGTGAAGCAAAAGACCACCTTTACCGGTTCGCACCGGCAATCGTGGTCTTTTTTTTTGTCTTGACATGGGAAATATGACCGATGCCGAGTTCCGGGATAAACTCGAAAATGATTTTTCGTTTTATTGCCACCACCTATACAAAATAATTGATGAAGATTCAAAGCTTGTTCCTCTAACCTTTAATTTGGAACAAACCCTTCTTCATGTAGTTATTGATTGGTTTAAAAAACTTGGCGTTCCCGTGAAAATTTGGATCCTCAAGCCAAGAAAGCGTGGAGTTACGACGGTGATTCAGGCGCGGCTCCTTCACAGGGCCTCAACACGCAAATACCAGTCAACAGTTTGTGTTTCACACGATCCTAGTACCACGGGATCAATATTTGAAATAGCCAAGAGGTTTTATGACCACCTGCCAAGGGCCATAAAGCCTGGGAAAAAACGCGATAACGTCAAGCTTTTAGAATTTAACAATGACGAAGGCACTGGATTAGATAGTTCTTATTGCGTGGCCGCTGCCGGGTCTAAAAACTTTGGGTCGGGACAAACTTTTAACCTGATTCATTTGTCGGAACTGCCCAAATGGGAGCGTAATTTACAGGAACCGCTATTAACCTCCATATTTTGCGCGGCGTCAAGATCTGTAGATACTGAAATTTACATAGAAGCAACTGCCCAAGGCGTGGGCGATGCCTTTCACAAAGGCTTCATGGGCGCAAAATACAGATTTTGGGTCAGGAATAAGAATTTTAACGAGCCGGAGATGTTTTCATCGGTTAACCCGTCGGCTTTGCCTGGAGATAGGTCGGCGTCTGTGTTTTTCCCGTGGTACATAACGGAAAAGCATAAGAAAAAGGCCCCGCCAGGGTTTGAGAGGACGCCCGAAGAAGACGAATTAAGGAATAGGTATTTTATATCTGATGAAAATTTGGTTTGGCGTAGATGGGCCATAGCCGAACCATGTCGTGGCAGCAAAGACATATTTGACCAGGAGTACCCCACGACCGCAAAGGGCGCATTTTTATCAACCGGGCGCCCGGTATTTGACAATAAATCTATCGCGGATAAGATCGAAGTCCTGGAAAAAAGGCTGCAAGCGCTGCCGCCAAAAAGGTTTGAGGTGTTGTTGCCGAGCGGGACCATGGTTGAAAACAGGCGAGGAGAGTTGAAGGTCTATGAAATGCCCAAGCCCGGCAACAGTTACATAGTTTTTGCCGATGTAGCCGAAGGCTTGAATCATGGCGATTTTGATTCCGTGGATGTAATAGACCATCACTCTGGAAAACAAGTGGCTAAATGGTACGGGAAGGTGAGGCCATATCAATTGGGTGACACTATAATGAGCATAGGTAGGTTTTACAATAACGCCTTATTGGCGCCGGAAAAAAACAACGCCGGGATTAGCGTGATCGACAGAATTGTCGAGGCCGGATATCCCGATATATATGTGGAAATGGTGCCGGACCCCCCGCACAGAAGCAGGAAGCGGTATGGCTGGGTTACAAGCGAACCCAGCAGAAGAATGATGCTGGACCATGCGGTTTCATTGATGGCCAACGGCCACGACGGCATTTCAGACATAGGAACGCTCGAAGAAATGCTTTGTTTTAAATACAACAACGGACGCCCGGAGGCGGAGAGTGGACAACACGACGACCAGGTCATATCATGGGCTGGGGCGCAAATAGTGAAACATCTCATTCCAGCGCCAAAACAAAGAAGCCTTGAAGATCATGCGAATTTGGGAATGAATTATTCAAGCTATCACGGAAAATATCGGTGCCAAGACCTAGGAGGCATATTTAGTGCCTGATTTAGAGAACGCGGATATAGAGCAAATACAAATACCGCCACAACATAGCGGTATAGTATCGCACGTCCTATCTCTTTGGGAAGAAGCCAAGAGAGAGAAGCTTGAGATTGAGCAAATCATGATAGACACTGACCGCGACATTGACTGCAAATATGATTCCACAACCGAAGTCAAAATAAAGGCAACGGGCGTGTCAAGCTCCGTTTTTGAGCCTACGGTAGCGCAAAAGGTCCGCGATATAAAGGCTTGGTTGTCTGATATCTACAAAGAAAAATACTTTCTTAAACCCACTCCGATAGCCGATATCCCGCCCGATATTGTTGCCGCGATAGAACAGGACGAAATCAACAAAATGGAAACCGCGTTGATGCAATTTGCTGTCGGGAATATGCCATTGGAAACCATTCCCGAAACCACTTTGGCGGTGATACAAAATGGCCTCCGGACTCAAGAAAAACCTATCGAATATCGACAGATTCTTGGACAAAAAATTGAAGAAGCGAAGACAATAGCATTAAAACGCGCTCAGGAATTAGCGGAAGAAAGGGCGCAAAAGATGAAAAAGAAGATTGACGACCAGTTGGTGGAAATGAAGTTCAATAAGGTGTTCCGTGATTTTTTAGACGACTTCGCCAAATACCCGTTTGCAATTTTCAAGAAAGAATACATCAAAAAGCCAACTAAGACCTGGGTCCGCACCGGCAATAGCTGGAAAATAGAAATAAAAGAAAAAACGACACTAAACATAAGAAGGGTGAGTCCTTATGATATTTATCCTGTTTCAAACTCTGTAGATATCAATGATATAGACATTATCCAGCGCGAAAGATATACACGCGCACAATTAAATTCCTTTGTAGGCACCGGTTACGGTTTCAGCGACAATGCCATAAGGTATGCCTTAAACAAGCACAAAGACGGCATAAATGAAGCATTGTGGACTGATTCCGAACGCGAGTCCCTGGATAAGGGCGTAAATATAGGCACAAACAAAGGCTCATTAATCGACACGCTTATATGCCATTGTACCATTCCAGGGTCAAAAATAAATGAATGGGCCAAAGAAAATGATCTCGTTGTTAAGGACGTGGACAAGGACAATGCCGAAGACGAATACAATGCCGAAATTTGGATGATTGCAAACGTTGTGATTAAGGTAGGGATCAATAAGGACCCGCTTGGCAAGAAACCTTACATGAAGGCATGTTTTGAAAGTATTCCCGGTAAATTTTACGGTAAATCCCCGCGTCAGTTGTTATCTAATATTCCACAGGTTTTAAACGATTTAAGCAGGTATATGCACACCAATTGCGCATACGCGTCAGGGTTTATAGCCGAAATTGACGATGACAGGGTAAAAAATGGGGACCAGATCAACGCCGTGCCCCCATATTCGGTGTTGCATTCCGACAGCAAGAGAGGGGTAGCCGCCGGGCGAGCGGTAAATTTCCACCAGCCCCCTCTTATCGCGCCTCAACTCCTGCCCGTTCATCAACATTTCCAGCGCATCGCCGATAACGCTACCCTTCCTCCTTTTGCGCATGGAAGCACTAGTTCGAGCGGAGCCGAAGGCACGGCTTCGGGTCTGAGTATGCTTATCGACATGAGCGATAGGGTCTTAAAAAATGTGGTTGAAGATGTTGACGAAGTAGTTGATGACATAATTACATGTTTTTACGACCATAATATGGAGTTCGATCCCGACGAATCCATTAAGGGCGATATTGAAATAGAGGCTGGTGGTGTCCTGGCGGTGTCAAAAATGAGACAAAACCTGTCGCGTAAACTGGAACTGCTGCAATATACGCAAGCGTTTACACCTCTCATGGTAAACGGCGATGGTATGCCCACGGGACAGGTGGAGTTACTGAAACCTCTTTTCGAGGATGCGGGGATAGACACGGATAAAGTTTTCCCCATGTTTACTTCAGCCACGCCTAAAATTTTTACTCCGCAAGGCGTTAATCCACGATTTTCAGGAGTAAGCGCCGGGGCCGCACCTAAGCCGGGACTGAAAAATTTACTGCCTGACGGTACGCCGGCGGGCGGAACCGATATTAATAGGTTCCAAAATAGACGAGGAGCGAATACAAGGCTTGCCAATGGTTAAACTCGATGACCAAACATTGAATGATTTTTCGCAATTGAGGGAAGGCAATGTCCATAAGTATTTGATTTCGCTGAAGGAATATTATTTAGAGCATTTACCATACCAAAAAATTGAACTTGAAATGCGATTGGACCAAGGTCGTATACAAGAGGTTCTTACACTCATTAATTACATCGAAAAAGGGCGCGAATTGGTTAAAGAAAGACAGGCGTTTAAAAAAGTGTAACAAAAATGTTCTATATTGGATGTTTCACGTGGAACATTTTTGTTACATCGGTTTTGCGATACCGGGGCATGGGCCTGCTGGGCGCAAAACAAAATAATCAAAAGTCTAGTAATAGCGCAGCCCCAGAGGGAAATGGCTAATACGGACAAGGAGAAGAGTATGGGTATCCCCGCGCATTTGTTGAAGAAGGAAGCGGAAGTAACGGCAAGACGGGCCGAGGAAGGAAAGGAGCACAGCCCGGAAACGGGAAATGGTTCCGAAGATCAAACGGCAAATGTTAATGACGATGGCGAGGCTGTTGTTTCGGAAATACCTGTATTGGGCAAGGGGATACCTCTGTTGGAGGTTATTGACTTCCCAGCCAATATAGAGGGCGAGGACGTTGAAGGCAAGAAAGGCATGAACGCACCGGCAAAGCCTGAGACCGAGGCTCTGATTGCGGAAAAAGATGCTAAAATTCGCGAACTGGAGGAAAGATACCAGAAATCCGAGCAAAAAGTCAGGGAAGGTAGCGGGATGCTGAAGAGTCAAGGTTCTAAAATTTTGAACCTTGAGAAAATCGTGACCGCTCTCGCCGATGCCGAAAATAACCGCAACAACGAAAAAACCTTGGCCGCTTTAAACGAGCGAAAGCGCGAATTAGCTGAACGGTTTGGAGAAGGAGAAGAAGGAGAGGCAGTTTTAACGGGGATAAACGATATCGTTGGGCATGACGTTCTTTCTAAAATAGAAAAAATTGTTGCGCCTTTAAAGGAAAAAATAGCTTCTTTTGAGCAGGAGAAGGAGCAGGTAAAGGAAGAAAACTATTCCGAACGAATCCAAAAAATCCCGAATGTCGTTGAAACAAACAACTCTTATGACTTTAAAAAATACCTTCTCGGCAAGACCGATAATCTGACGGGATATACTTATGCGCAAATAATAGATATGGCCGAGAACGCCCGCAACGCGGGTCCGATTGAAGCCGTATTTAATGAGTATTATAAAGAAAAAGGGATCACGCACGGGAACGAGAAACAAGAAAAACTGGAATCGCTGGCAAGCCCCCCGCCTGGGAAGACTGCCGAGCCAGCTAAACAACAACAAGAAAAAATCACCAAAAAACAAGTCATGGACTTTTACGCCAAATACCAATCTGATTTACGCCGTGGACTTTTAACTACAGAACAAAAGCAAGTGTATGAGAAAAAAGCGGCGTGGATCGATGACATGGCGAAAAAAGGACATGTGATTTGATGGTGTTTTTTGTTTAAAGAAAGGGAAAACTAATGCCGTCTTATATGCCTACCACAGCGGACTATACGTCCTCTAATTTTGGGGATTATTCCCCCGAAGAGTATTCCGCAAAGTTCAATGTGAAGTTTTACAAAAACACGCACCTGACCGAAACCACGAATACCAATTGGGAGGGTGACTTAAAAGGGAGGGGATCGATAGTCTATATCGATGACATCCCCTCCATTGTCGCCACCGAGGTTGTCGAAGGGCAGGAAGTCAACTACCAGCGCCCTGAAGCCGTCCGGAGATCGCTAAAAATCGACAGGCAGGTGGAGTATGCCGTTGAAACCCGGACGTTGATGTTGCGACAGACCCACCACAAGGACCTAACCCAGGTCATGATGAGCGATGGTTCCAAGGCGTCCACCATCAAGATAGATAGAATTGTTCTTAACGAAACCTATACCAGCGTTCCCGCCGCCAACAAGGGCGCGACCGCAGGCGTTATTTCGGGCAGTTATAACATGGGTGTTTCCGGCACGCCGCTGATTTTTACCAAAGCCAACGTGTTGGATAACCTTGTCTATGCGAGAGCCGTTCTTGCGGAACAAGACATCCCCAATGACCAGTGCTTTGCGGTTTTGCCTATACCCATAGCTTCCATGCTGAAACTGTCTGACTTGAAAGATGCTTCCTTTAGCGGAAAAACGCGGTCGTGGTTGTTGGACAGCAATGGCAGAATAGGAGAAACCATTGATGGCCTGCAAATATATGTCTCCAACAACTATGTGCCTATTGCCGATGGTAGCGGTAAAATTTGCTATCACATGAAAGTGGGGCACAAAAGCGCTACTACCTTCGCCGCGCAATTAACAGACCACAACATGAACCTCACGGACATACACGTATATGGAGAATTTCACCGCGATCGTGTAAGTTTTGGGTTTAGTGTTGTAAATCCCAACGCCTTGGCGGATGTTTATTGCACCATCTAACCATTTTATTAACTACTAATAAGGAGTAACGTTATGGCTGGAACTAATTCTAATGTAAAGGCGCCGGGTGCGGGAGCCAAGCCTTTTTCTTCAAAATCCATAGATTATGTCATGGATTATATTGTCGACTTTTCCAATACCCTATACAATATGTCTGCTGCCGGGAATAATGTCGCCCCGCTGTTTGACGTAAAAGCAAAACAACTGCTCAATAAAATGACAGCGGAAGTTCTTGTCGCCGAAGGTGGCGCGTCCACCATCGATATTGGGCTGACCGGCGGCGATGTTGATAAATTCATCGATGGCGCGGATATTAACGCGGTTGCCGGGACCATATATCATTCCGGTAGCGCAGCTGCGGCCGAAGCCATTATAGCCGCCGGCGGACACATGTTTACCGAAGCCGACACCATTGACCTGCTTTGCGCGACCGGGACCCTATTAGCGGGCAAGGTAAGATTCATCGCGCATTTCACGGACTTATCCTAAGGAGGGACTATGGCGAGAGAATCTGAAAATATGAACGAGATCGTCGGCGATGTTAAAATCAGGGGCAGTATATCGTCTATTCCCGCTAATGTTATTTACCCTGTAATTGTGTCTACGCCCGCACAAGCCTTGAGTGGCGCCGGTGCAATCACTCTTACGGAATATTTAACCAATTTCACCAGCACTGGAGTAGCGCAAGCCCTGACTTTGGCGGCGGCAACAACGATAGGGCAGATAAAAAAAATTGTCCACGTTGTAGACGGCGGGTCAGGAGTTCTTACGGGTACATTCTCAACGGGGGATAACACTCTCACATTTACAACCGCTGGAGAGGTAGCCCATTTGATATGGAATGGCACGGCGTGGGTAGCGTTTGAGTTGTATAACCAGACCGTTAGCGGCAGTGCGCCGGTACTTTCCACTGTCTGATAATCAACATTTTTACGGGAGGGGGCTTTGTGCCCTCTCCCTAATTCTAAACTTTAAAAGAAGGAGAATTGAATGGGCGCCGTTCAATACGTCAGAAAGCTGAACGAAAACCACGTCTATGTTGTACAACCGTTTATTGCAAAAATGATGGATTTGTATCCATGTTCTAAAGACGGGGCCTTGCTTGGCGAAAAACCTATTGGACAAATAACGCAAGAAAGCGGAACCAAAATAAAGGAGCAAGCCGTGGATACATCACGGCATATATCCAACATATCCATTCCCGTTGCTGAACTCGACCTTGCCGTGGCCGCCGTCAACGCTGCCCCGGATATCGTTTCTGACATTGTCTCTCACAAACACGAGGTTATTTCCGCCTGTGTTGTTGAAGAAAAACAGGCAAGCGAGTATACAGTGGCGGAGATTGAGCCCATATTCCTTGAACTGGCCAAAGCAGAGGGCACCAGCATTGCCGCTATTATGAGGGCCATGGGAATTAATGTGAATTGCGTGGGCGAACGCGCTAAGATTGACCCCGTGTACTGGGAGCTTGCGGCGAAATATAAAGACAGTACGTACAGAGACAGAAAACGCATAGTTTGGGGGAAGAAACACCGCTGGGCAAAAGGGCAAAGAATCGAAGAAAAGAAATTAGCGATTTTTGAGGGAAACGCGCCCAAATGAATTTCCTTGACCAACAACGAGAAGTAATATCGAACATAGCCGACCAGTCCTTAGTTACCGAGGTCAAGGGCTGGATCAATAAAATAAGAGAAGATTTGTGCCAGGCCAGGTCTTTTAACTGGATGGTGAAGACCAGGACCTTCCCTATTTCAACCGGCGTGTCTTCGTATACTTTTGATGGCGGGCTCGCGACAAATCGCTTCTCCGGCGTCTGGAAAAATGTCAAATACGTGGCGGCAGCGGCCGGCAGCACCAGGGTTCTGTCACCTCGTTCAGACTTTGAATTTGACAGATGTTATCCCTATGTAAGGGCTTCCGCCCCCGATAATTACAAAGTGCTTGGCGACACTTTTTACCTGGACGCGATCCCGGCTACATTGACCGATATCAAGACGCCCGTTAATTCGGCTTTTGTCGAAACCACGGGCACACTTGCGGCAGGGACGTATTATTACAGAGTATCCGCTACTCTTGGCGGAGGCGAAAGCCTGGCCTCCACGGAAACAGATATCACAGTCACCGGCGGTTCCAACGGCGTTGTCGTGAACTGGACAAAAGTTGACGACGCCACGGGATACAAAGTTTATGGGAGGGCATCCGGACTTGAGCAGTTAATTGCATCCGTGGCAGATGTGTCAACCTATACGGATACAGGCTCTATTACCCCATCTGGCTCGTTGCCTACGGCCACAAACTCAAAAGAGCACTTAATTGCCGCTTACTATGCCCTCCCTAACTCTCTATCAAACCCGAACGATGAAGAATATATAGACAAGAAATATTACCAGGCCATAATTGCGGGAGCGACCCTGCGCGGCTTTATCCAGTTACGCGCTAATAACGAGCAAGCGCGATGGGACAAAATTTATCGAGAATTAGCTAAAACGGTTGAAGACCAGAACAATTCAGGACCCAGGGAGTGGGTTCCCGTTAATATCATGACAACAAACACATAAAAGAAAGTACACCATGGCCGCGAATATCATAACGGACGCTATTAAATTCATAGACACTACCGGCGCGTCTTATGGGGTCAAACATGCCGCGAATAAACCCAGGGTTTCTTCCATGCCGTATCTTTATGATATCGCCGTTGGGAATATATCCGGGCATGAAGTTTTTTTCGCGCTGGGATATAACCCCGATATTGACAATATCCGAGAAGATTTAATTGAATTCGGGGGTACATATATATTTCCGCCGGCAGGTGGAATCCAAATGAAAATCACGTCCAGTTCCGCGAATGATGCCGTGGCGGGCACCGGGGTAAGAACGGTTGATATCGATTATTTGGATAATACACATGCTCCGCAATCCGAGACTATTACAATGAACGGCATCACGCCCGTTAATACCGTGGCGACGAATATATTGAGAGTCCAGAAATTGCATACCGAGACTGCCGGTTCAGGCGGCATGGCGGATGGAACCATTATATTGACCGATATCGCAGGCACGGCTACTTATGCGCAAATAACCGCCGGAGGAAATTACTCCAGGTGCGCGATATTTACCGTGCCGGCCGGGAAGACTGCATATATTGTCAATTGGAACGCGGGGGTCGGCGGCGCGGCATCGGGGAAGTTTGGAGAATTTACGTTAAGGTCTACAAGCGATCATAAAGGGAATTTAAGCCCCGGTATTTTTCAATTTAAAAAAATTGCCATAGCGCAGGATGGCGCCGGCGGTGGGGAAATATTAATTCCAATAAAAGTTCCGGCCACTGCCGATATCAAAATTTCAGCGGTTAGCGATTCCGGTACGGCGAATGCCATTTGCGCGGCATATTTTGAGGGCTGGTTAGAGTAAATAATGGGGAGTATATGCTTTTATCTATTATTGGTTTCCCTTCGGGGAAAACCGTCTCCTATAAAATAAAGACAAAGGGCGGGGTTGTCGATCCAGATTGGACCACCACCGGCGTCACCGAGGAAGTTATAGACGCCACGGCCGGAACATCTTTATATTGGGTGGATAGCGGCATCGTAACGCCCGGATTCGAGGGTTTTGTGTTGTGGAAAACAGCGGACGCAGTGCCATTGACGGCGGCGGAAATATTTAACATCCAGCATGTCAACGCGTTCCAAATATCGGAAGATTCCTCGGCAGCGGATAACTTGGAAGCCCAGTATGACGGCACTGGTTATTCTAATATTAATGCCCCCGCATATCAATCTCAGGCAACCGCGATTAAGGGCAAAACTGATCAACTTGAGTTTGTAACGGTAGAATCCCAGAGCTGTGTAAAAAGCGAACGAGTTTACAAAACATTCACGGTTGTCGCCAATGCAGGCAACAACGCCGGTATGTTCAAGACCAACTTGCCGTCACTGTCTCCGGCGCCCGGTGACGAACATTACAAAAAAATGATTTGCCAATTTACGTCCGGGGATTTATCGCTGAACGGGGCCTGTGATAGGTTCGTTATTTCATACAACGGCACCACGGGGTTTTTGACCGTGGATTCACCGTTCCCGGCAACTCCAGCGGATGGGGCTACAGGCAGATTAATTAACAGTTAAGGTGAGACCATGTCTTTATCAGTATCGGATTTAAAAATATATTTGACCGGCGGAGTTGGGAACACAGACCCCGATTTGTCTATCGGTGGCTCTACCTCCACCACCTTGGTCGGGACCGCGTTGCATGATTTATTTGACCACGTGCTTCCGGATGAAAGCGTTTCGGGCAAGACCGAGTACAGGGTCATTGACCACCAGAATATAAGCGGAGCCGATACCGGATATTCGCCGCGCCTGTTCGCGTCCGTGGTTTCTGGAGCCGATACCACAATTTATTACGCCTACGATTCCAGCGGCGGCGCCGGTCTTGAGTCGGCTTACGGCACATCCGCCGCCGACATAGCTGTTCTGGCGGCGCTTACGTTTTATTCGGAAGCCGCGCTGACGTCTTATGCGACAGGGCTTGCTCTTGGCGGCGACATGGCCGCTTCCAATAAAAGGCGAATATTTATTAAGCGCGTGACCATAGCGGGCGCGGTCAGGAAACACCCGGAATTGGGACGGTTTTCGATTACTCATGGCGGCTAAAATTTTTAAGGAGAAATTAAATGGGCTATACCAATTTGCTTAAATTCACTGACTTAACCGGCGCCATTGACACGGCGGCATCACCCGCGGTCACGGGAGTTGGAACGCTATTTACAAGCGAACTGGTTGTTGGCGGTTATTTAGTGGTAAGAAACGAAGTCGGCGGCGTTTGCGATATCCGCCAAATAACGGCGATAGCAAGCGACGCGTCCTTGACGGTCGCTTCAAATTTTCAAGATAATGCCAATGACACATCTCCCGAAGCGTTTAGTGTTGGTGAGGTGCAAGTTAATGGCACGAGGGAACATTCGTTTGTAGCCTATTTCAACGATGGAGTTGCGGCAAATGTGACCGCATTAAGCATTACCATTAAAGGGAGTATAGACAGGGTTCATTGGGATACACTGGCTACCCATGTTTTTTCCGCCGGAGAGTTGGCGGCCAAGGAAGCCCATTTTTATATAGTCGGTCCCTCAACACAGTTTATTAGGGCTGAAATCACGGACGCCAACATAACCAAAACAGCCATTGGGAACGCCGGTGTTGTAGTGCGGTATTCAAACGACAAAATGTAATTTGGAGATTTACCTATGGGGACTTATTATTACCAATCGGGGACATTCGCCAATACTGGATTGGCACTGGAAGATACGGACGGCGGACAAACCCTTACGTTGGTTTGCAACGAAGACATAACCGCTAATCTTAATTTTAACATAAAACCAAATAACCAAGAGAGAACCGTCGATTTAAAAGGGAATTTAACTCTTGGCGGCAACCTGGAAACATCCGGGACAAGCGCGGTTACGCTTACTTCCACGGCCCCGACCAATATTACTTTACCGACAACGGGGACTCTTGCCACAACCGCGAACAAGATATCTGATTTTGCCGCATCAACAAGCGCTGAATTGGCGGGAAAGATTTCAGATGAGACAGGCAGCGGATTGTTGGTATTAAATAACGGAGCAACACTTATTGCGCCGGTCATAACGACAAACGGGTCAATCGATGTCAGCGGAGCCGGAACATTGGCTATAGGCGCGTCAATGGGCGCAAACCCTTTAAGCCTTGGCAGCGCAACCGGCTCGGTCAATATTGTAAACGACCTCACGGTATCAGGTACTACCACCACCATCAACACCTCAACGCTGAATGTCGCGGATGCAAATATCTCGATGGGGAATGTTGGAGTACCGACTGATATCACAGCCGATGGCGGCGGGATCACACTTCTGGGGGCAACAAACAAAACCATACTTTGGGACAATCCAAATGATAACTGGACCTCGAATCAGGCATGGAATTTAACTTCCGGGCTTGACTATAAAATCAACAATGTATCTGTTTTAAATGCTACCACGCTTGGTTCCGCCGTCGTGGCGTCTTCTCTTACAAGCGTCGGGACTCTTTCCGCCCTAAACATGGGCGGCAACCTTGTCATGGCCGGGTACTCCATAACCGCTCCTAATGCCGCCCTCCCCGTCTTTATTGGAGGGGGGACGGGTGATGATTTTACTATAAATACTAATGGGTTTGTTTATGAAGGGGATACTGGCAACGTCGGCATCGGGACGGCGAGCCCGGGGGGGAAATTAGATGTAGCGTATGGGGCTGCTGGTTATAGCTTGCTCGACACAATCCGCCTCGGCGCGGATATCGGCGCAACAAGCAGAACCGATAGTACCGCTAAGACTGCTACAATAGGCATGGTTCATTATCTGAATGCGGAAGAACCGTTAGCAGTAGTATATTCGGTTAGCGACGGTGTAGATAACAGGGTTGACATCGGCGGGGGGGTTGCTCTACACAATGCCGCCACGGTTATTAGATTCTTTACGGCAGCAAATACTACGACGGCTGTAGGAACTTTGCGCATGAACATAAATAATAATGGGATTATTACCATGTCCGCATACGGGGCTGGAACGGCATCATTTGATGCAAGTGGGGTTCTTTCAAGCTCCTCCGATGCCAATTTAAAACTTGACGATGGTTTTATTGAAAACGGACTTGATAAGATAATGAAACTTGTCCCACGTTATTTTTACTGGCAAGACGGGAAGGATATTAATAGGCAACTCGGTTTTTACGCTCAGGAAGTACATGCGGTATCGCCCGAAACCGGGGTAAAGAGTATAAGGCCAGATGGGGCAGAGGCATGGGGCATTTATGACCGTGGGATAACTGCAATGCTTGTCAAGGCAGTGCAGGAGTTAAAGACCAAAATGGATTCTTTTAAATCAATAACATAACCCTGGGCAACACTTGAAGCCCAATTACGAACGTATCCATACATTGGAGGCGGCATGACATACAACCCTAATCTCCCATTTTCGGCAACATTCCAAACCGGTTATAATCAACCCGAAGCAACATGGATTATAAATATCCGCAGATCGGATGGCACTCCAACTATTGAATATGTGCGGGATTTAGAAGGTAACAATCTTGTATATGCCGTCCAAAGGATTGGCGACAAGATGTTGGTAATTTTAACTAACGGCGAATCCGAAGGTACGGCCAAAATCAATTTAACATAGGAGAAATGATGATTTTTGATAAAAAAGAACACCAGTCCGTTATTATGAACTTGATCAATAATGCCCAAATCAAGGGTGCTGATGCCGAATTTGTCGTGGAATTAAAAAAAGCAGTTGCATTCGGCACCATGGGAAAAGGTGATAAAGGGATAGGAGAAGGTGATGAAGGGCAATGAGCCTTATCCTACTATCACAAAATCCTGACGTTACCATAAGTCATGATTTTTCCTATAACATAACGGTTCCAGTAACCGAGGACCATGATTTTTCCTATAACATAACGGTTCCAATAACCGGGAATCATGATTTTTCTTATAACATTTTGGGGTATCTGACATCAAGTCATGATTTTTCTTATAACATTTTGGGGTATCTGACATCAAGTCATGATTTTTCTTATAACATTCTCGACAAATTCGTGGACGGCAATGCCGGGCACGAGTTTATAAGCAAGCCCAGGGCTAAAGAGTTTGGGCCAAGCGGGACCTCAAGTAACTCGGTTAAAGACAGCATAAGGATAAACTGATGCCGTTAGACGCGACAATGATAAAGTTTTATTATACAGGCGGCGGCACTGCCGTGGCTTCCCTCGGCGGCTCCGCCACGGCCAACGAATGCGGGATTTCAATCAATAGTTTATTCGGCAACATAACCTCAACCGAGGCCGCGTCAGGAATAGTAAAATACAGGGCCGTTGATGCCAAGAACGAACATGGCGGCAAATCTATTACAGATGCGGCCTTGTTCAGATCATCGGCCACGACTTCGGCGACTACCGAGGTCTGGCTCGCGTTTGATTCCGTGGCAACGCAATCGATAGCGAATGAATTAACGGCTCCAACGGGTCTTACTTTTTATAATACCGCTGTTTCAAGGGCGACCGGAATTGCGTTGTCAACGCCCTGGACAGCCGGAACAAAACAGAGGCTGTGGCTTAAACTTGTAGTAGATGCCGGGACTTCGACATTAGCCGTGGACGCGGGCGAACTTGCGGTAATAGGGGATAGGGTGCCATGACCGTTGCCTATAGCCGCAAATGGGGGCCTGCTGTATCCGGTTATTCGCTTGGGAGTTTCACTCTACCGCACGGTATAGGCGTCCATACAGGGCAAGGCAACGTCTATATGGTTGCCGAAACGGACTCAAGGGTTTTAATAACGGATACGTCCGGGGTCTATGTCGGAGAGTGGGGGCTGCCTAATTTAGGGCGACAGATACATATAGATAGCGTGAACAATATCGCGTACGTGTCATGTTACTCTAATGTCAATGTCTTAAAATATGATATCTCTAATCCCGCAAGCGTGGCCTCGGCGGGAAGTTTTGGAGTAGGGACCGGGCCTGCCGGTATTTCTCTTTTCAACTCCGAGCTATATATTTGCTTGCCGGGGACGTCCAAAATCGCAGTCCACGATTTAAGCGGGGTCTGGCAACGGGATTTAACCGGTGGCGGCGGAATCAATAACACAACTGATTGCGTTGTCGTGGGGGACACTGTTTACGCCACATCCTATAACGCTACTCCCACGGGGCGCATATTACTTTTAGACAAAACAACCGGGGCTTTAACCGGCACATGGGAACCAACACTTGGCGGTAAAATATTCCATCAATTGTTTGGAATAGCACACACAAACGGGGGTTTTTACGTATGTGATGGTGGGCCGGCCGCCGGGGGCGGCAGCCATTTGTTATGGGTTTTGGATAGCAACGGCAATGCAGTGGAATTTGTCCATGCTTCCGGGAATTACGGCACTGGCGACGGATATTTCCAAGGTGCATCGAATTCGCCACTGAATTGTGCAATAGCAGGCGGCGAAATTTACGTAACCGACAACGCCGACAACGGCAGCCCCTCTACAAGCAGGGTGCAGGTTTTTGCCCTTAACCTGACGGAAGAAGTTTGGAATGTTTTCCCTTATTCGTGGAGCACCTTGGCGGCGATTTGGAACATTCTGCCTTATTCCTGGGGAGTTACAGCCAATAAGGCGTTATTCCATTATACCCAGGGCAAAAGACAAAAGGAGTTTCAGTGATCCGTGAAATAGCAAAGACTCCTTACGAAGAATTTCCTATATATTTTACTTTCGGCTCAAGGATGCAAAGAGCTGAAATGTTGGCGTCATATACCCTTGCATGTGCAAACGCCGTCACCGGCGCCGATACAGGCACGGATATTGTTGACAGCGATACGTTGGCAAGCGGCAAAGTTAAGGTTGTCATAAAAGGCGGCACCAATGGCGAAGTCCATAAAATCACATGCCTTGGCACAAGCGATCTCGGTTACGATTACGAAACCGAAATTTTTGTCGTCATAAAAAGTGAAGTCAGCGATTATTGTGAAAAGCAAGAAGCGGATAATATAAACATCCGGAACGATTTTACAGAAGATATTGAATCCGGGGATACGGTATCGACCCATGCCGTAACTTCTATTAAAAACGATTTAACGTCTTCTACCGCCGCTATCATAGACGGGAGTTCCATTGAAAACCCATATATTTACGTTGGGTTTAAGGGCGGGGGCGATAGCGACTACCATGTTATATCTATAAAAATTGTGTCCGCAAACGGGTACAAATACGAGAAGTTGCTCCTTCTTGCCATAAAGGAACAATAGATGCCGGAATTTACGTTCAGGCAAAACACGGCCAATGCCGGGATTGACACGAATAGGCCCAGTACGGAAGTGGCGTGGTCTTTGTGCAACAACGTAAAATTTCAGCCCGGTTACGCATTCAAAGACACGGGGCGCACGTTATTGGCCACGGCTCCAGGCCCCGTGCGTGGACTGTACACGTTCAAGGGTGATGATAGTTCAACCAATACAATAGTTGCCGGCGACAACATAGTTTATAGATATCGTAACAATTTTGTTACAGCACAAAACATAACGCCGTTGTCGCCGCCAACGTCCACTTACCAGGACGCCTGGAGGTTTGCGCTAAATGGGGGGCTGCCTATAATAAGCAATGGCAGGGACGCTATCTGGAAATGGCCGAATTTTGGCTCTGTGCTGGCGCCTTTATCGGGTGCGCCATCTTATGCTAAGTCGTTGATAACATTTGACGAACGTGTTATCATCGGCAATTATCTTGAAAACGGGTACGAGTGGCAGTCCAGTATTGGCTGGACCGAGAAATATAAACCGGAAAACTGGGCGCGGGGGGTAAAGGTAAATGAACTTTCGAGACGAAAGGGTTTTGTACCTCCTAACAGCGGCAACGTGGCTCACGATTTTATTAGGGACTTTGGTGTTACGGGGACCAAATTAATAATTTATGGAACGGAAAATATCTATCACGCGGCTGCCTCCGCTGAAGATATTAACTTTGTCTTTGGTGTTTTTGCCACTGGGGTATCCGTTGTGGGCAAAAGGTTATCTGTTTTTGCTGACGGCGCTAACTACTTTATCGGTTCTGGCCCTGACTTAGGCAACAACGGCCAGATGGACGTTTATCGTTTGACGGATAATGGACTCGAATCCATTGGGTTCAATATCCGGAATTTGCTGTTTTTTGATCTGAATTGGGCCGCGATTGATACCGGGTTTGCGTACCGAATACCAGGACTTCGCGAAATCCACTTTTGTGTCCCAACGGGGACATCGAATCAGCCAAATAAGGACTATATTTACCAGGAAGAAACAAAGGCATGGAGTGTCGCGGACTGCGATTATAACGCCTATTCGAGGACTGTAGACGCCACGGGGGGGACGTATGATTCTCTATCTACTTATGGGGCTTACGATGGCCTTTCTCCTGAAACTTATGACACGCTGACACAATCAGGCGTAGGGCTTGGATATGGTGTTGTCGGCCAGGAAAGCGGCAAAATTCTTAAACTTGCATCGGGATTCAATAACAATGGCGCCGCTATTGACGCTTTTTTGGATACCGGCGATTTTCATTTTGGCGTTCCCAATGAACGCAAGATTCTAATGGCGATAATGCCTTTTTTTAGGGGGCAAAGCACTAAAAGCGTTGTCCAGTTCCAAGTAGCGTACAGAAACGAATTGCATCACCCAATAGTCTGGAGCGAAAAGTTTGACTATGTGATTGGGGTAGATGAAAAACTTTATGTGCGCGGGGTTAATAACCAGGGCAAGTATGTCCGTATACGGATATCATCGAATCAGTTAGATACGCCTTGGCAACTTGAAGGTTACACACTTTTTTATGAATTTGGGGGGGATAGATAATGGCGGGTCTCGATGATCTTGACGTCAATACACCAATAGGGGCGGATGACCCCGGAAGCAGCGGCGGTGGTCTAGGCGTTGATAACCAGTTGCGGTCTATAAAGGCCAAGACAAAGGAATTTGCGGCTCCGGAACATCACTACACCGGCGAACACAAATTTGTCGCCGTAGCCACTGGAGAACTGCCTGCGGGGGTGCATGGGCAATTCGTTGTAGTTAAAGACGACGGAGTCGTGTATGAACTCAAAGGCTACCAACGCGATGACTCAACTATAATAGGAATCCTTATTTCGGGCGGGGAATCGCCTGTTACCAATTCCCTGTTTTCCCTGGCAAGCGCGGACCCGCATGGGCAAGAAATCGGCGATGCTATTATGTTTACAACCGGGGGGGCCTTGCCGTCCGGGGTAACGGCTAACACTATTTATTACATCATCGCGGATGGATTCACATCAACCCATTTGAAAGTTTCAGAAACTCCGGCGGGGGCCGCTCTTTCTCTTTCCGGCACTCAATCCGGCCCCCACTATTCATATAATGCGGCATGGGTAAAACTGACATATAACCTTGAAGCCGGGGCCGCGGCAACCGCGCTATATAACCATAGGCTTGCGACCCCTATTGACCATCCCAATGGCAGCGTCGGCGCTATTGCAATAGCTAATGACGCCGTCACGCAACCCAAAATAGCAGGGGGAAACATAGTCAAAAAGCATCTTCATGCCGCGTCTGCCGACCCACTTGGGTCAATATCTAAACTAGTAGAGGGGGGTGCCAGCGACGCCGACGCACTGCATTACCACCCTCAATATGCCATTACCACAAGCGGTGGCGGCGGGGCTATCGGGTATGCGGGCGGGAATGTGACTGCTTGGGATGGAATAATATCAGGGAGTCATCCAACTTACGCAAAAGAAACGGAAATTTTCTTTTACTATCCTGGGGGAAAAACTGAAATAATAGCGCGTTGCGAATTTATAAAGGGGGATACCGGCAATATAGGAACCTTCTTGAGGTTAAAAATAGGTACTGATTACAGCGAAGCATTGTGGGTAAACGAAGCATCTCCTCCTACAGCAGTATTCCATTCTGCCGGTGACGGTGTTTCTGTTGCTTCTCTTACCGCCAACACATGGTGTAGCGTTGAAATAGAATGTACATCCGACGCTTCATTTGAGTCCGCTTCTGTGCGCAATTTGAGTTTAACCCTTATTTGAGGAGAAGGTTGTGGCGATGATCATAGAGGAAGAAAAAAACGTTGTCGATAGTAAAGAAGAGAAAGAGTTTATGATTGATCATATAAGTAAGGAGGATCGAATAATTGGCCTTGTTTGGCCGTCAATAAGGCCGGGGATCGAAGAAATGGCCGCCATGCACTTACTGGATGGCGATCCCAACACAGCTTATTTTAAACCATTTGAAATTCGCTTGAATTTGCTTACGGACCCCACAACGCAGCTATTGGTAGGCTTTAAAGTCGCAAACAAGGAAAAATTCATGAGAGGCGAAATAACAGACAGGACTTATGCCGGTTTTTGTGTATTCCAATACCGGGCAGTCGGGGTGCACAATTACTTAACCTATATAAAACCGGAATACCGGGGAACCAATATGCTTAGGCTGGGGCATGAATTTCTATTGGAGATGGCAAAGGTTATACCAGCGCCGGTAATGACTTGTTGCTCGGATCGCAAAAACATGGGGGCAACACTTGAAAAGCTTGGGTATGTCGAGGGACTAACGGAATACAGGTATAAGGTGAAATAAGTATATTGCATCACGTGAATGTGTTTATTTCTCCCAAATAGGTAAAGTGTACTATGCAAATTTTAAATATCGCGATATTTTGCATTTTGTGGTATCTGGATTTGCCGCCGGATGGCGGCAGCGAATCTCTGCCTTTTGTGTTTTTGGTTGGAGGCGGAGGCGGCGGCGCAAGTAATCAAACAGTAGAAAAAAATCTTGTGCCTGATTGGGCGCAAGGCGCTATAGAGAATACGTTCATAGTCCAGGCCGAGCAATACTACAATGAAGGTTTTGCCGCCTTTTCCGGTGCCACTTATGCGCCACAGCCCACGGACGAGACGGACGGCATAAATGCCATTGCCGCTGTCGCATCGGCGGCCCCACACGCCTTAGTTGCTTCCGCCGAGGCATTGCTGACGGCGATGATGAATGGGGATAAGCTCAATTTTAACCCAAAGCTTGATGCCGAATACGCCAAAAAAGCGGAAGCCCAAATTCAGGACTTCCTTGAAATGACGTTGCCGCAAATAAACAATAGCTATGGCGCAACGGGAAATTACGGCTCCGACGCCCGCCTTGCCAAGCAAGGACTTGCGGCAAGAAAATTATTTGATGCGCTATCGGACACCGGGATACAAGTCTATTACAGCGACTACAAACAGGAATGGGGGCATGTTATATCCTCTCTCCCGGCAGCAAGGGCTTATGCAAGCCAGGAAGCTATCGACGCTGAAAAGCTTAGATTCGCGGGTTTGCTGGACAGGGAATGGCGGCAGGGGTCGCTTGAGGACGCCTTTAAAGCCGATAAGGACGTTAAAGAAGCGGCTTTGCGTAAACACGCTTTTCTCCTCGAAGCCACGAAAACACTTATCGGGGCTTCGTCAAAAACCGTTACCCCATATTACAGGCCAAATTCAATGGGGGCCATTGCCGGGGTAGCAACTTCGATCATAGGTTCGTTCGCCATGGACAAACTGACGATGGCGGATAGGCCCGAAGGCGCGTCTCAATTTGCGACCGGATACGGGAAATACAATGTCATGGAGAACCCAACGTATGCTACCCAAGGCATGCCACAACACCAAGTAAATTGGGGCGTTTCCGGGAGGTTGCCATAATAAAATGAGAGAGAACCTGAGATGGAATAAAATGATAAAATTTGTCACAATTCACAACATAATGGGTATTTCGTGGGCTATCGCCTTTTTAATGGGATTTATAGATTGCGATGGCTATATCGTTGTATTCTTTGGGCTTGGTGGCGGCTCAACGTCCTCAACTACAACGGTAAATAATATTCCCTCATACGCGGAACCGCTGGTAAGGAAAATGCTTTCGGAAGCGGTAATACTGTCTGAAGCGGGCTACCATCCGTATATTGGCATTACCTATGCGACGCAAAACGCGAATGAGACCACGGGAATAGCAAGACTTGCATCCAGGGGAAGGGGCGGCGATGCCCGAATAACGCAAGCAAAAGGCGTCGTCAAAACCCTCTTGGACGGCGATTACCTGCTCGGCACTGACGTCCATTTCCTTGCCCTTGTCGCGGACGTAACGGGCAAGCCCACGTCAAAATTTGCGACAGTAACGCCCTTCCTCGGGGGCAGTATGTTTGTAAAGGGGGACCCTAACCCAAGCGATAATTTAGCTCAATCCCTGGTCGCTGCCGTCCCAGCCGAAACCAATGCAAGGGCAACGGCATACCTAAAAAATGACAACTACCAGATGCACAGAAGCATACAAGGCCACGTATTTAATGAGGGGTTGAACCTCATAAAAACTGAATATGATGATGCCGAGCTTTTGCGGTATGCGGGGCTACTGAAACGCACATATACCCAAGGCGGGCTCACGGACGCATATAATATCTACTTTGAAAACCAAATAGGGAAAAGCATAGCCCACAACCGATTAAAGGCCGCTATTGCCGCCCTTGTGGGCTCGCAACAAGTAGAAACTACTCAATACCGCAGAGCCGGGGGCGGTTTAGGAGTGTTGGGGATGGTAGCGGGCGCCGCGCTGGCGTTTGCGTTCCCGCCGGCGGGAATGGGAGCTCTTGCCGGTATTTCCATGGGCGCAAATCTTGGCGGTATGGTTGGCGGAAGCCTTGATCAAGCGCTTGCATAACAGGAGGAAGCTATGCCTTTTGACGAAATGGGGAATTATGTTCCCCCCACATTAAAACCTTTGCCGACGGTAAAAGCTCCGGATTTGACATCGCGGCTGCCTGCCGGACCTGAGTTGTCAAGTATTACTGGACAACTGCCGCCCTCAAGGCCCGGCCTTACCGGACTCACCAGCGCAAGAACGGGGGCGCGTGCTCCCGAAATAGAGGCGGCAAGGCCCGGAGCCGCCGCAGGCACGGGGTTACTGCCGCCGACATCCTTCGGCGAATATCTCAATACTATTCCCCAGGATAGGCTCGCCCAGACCACGGAATATCTCAACCGTAAAGGTTTTTTTAATGCAGGCATACGCGGGATAGCTGATGTGCTGGCGACACCGCCGCGTCAGGTCCCTTTTAGTCTTGCCGAGAGTTTTGGCGGCGGGCTTAAAGCCGGGCTTAGGGGCCTGGACACCGAACGCGCCTTGGCCGAGATAGCGGAAGAGAAGAAAGTGGGCGCGGCGGATAGGCAGTTGGAGGCAGGTCTTAAAATGCTGCAAGGGGAAGAAGCGGTACAGCTCCTAAAAGATTACAGAACCCCGGAGGAGAAGCAGTCGGAGGAACTAAAGGCTTACAAAACAAAAACTGAAGCGGGGCTGCAATTGGAGGAACAATACGCAACTGCAACGGGAAAGAGGAAAGAAGAAGAAAAAGAAAAGAAAATAAGTAAAGCTTATGACGCATTTGGAGCTTTGCCTGAAAAACCGTCAAGGGCACAAATCGCGGAATCGCGGAAGTTGTTTGCTGATGCGGGATTGTCCGAGGATGTCTTCAGCCAGTTTGCAGAATTGTCGCCTGCCGATAGGGAAAAGTTTAAATTACGCTATAAGCGTTTTAACGATATAGCCAAATCGCAATCGAAATTATTGACAGCACAAAAATCTTTTTCTGTACAAGAAAAACAAAAAACAGACATACAGGCCAAGATAGCCCAATTGCAGGGCAGGATACAGATGACGCAACTGTATGAATCAGAGAAAAGAACAGGCGAAACACTGAAAAAGAGGGATTGGTTAGACGAAGAAAATCTACTTGATCCTGCCGCCCTTGCGGATGCCAACAAAAAGCTATCAGGGCTTAAGAAGGTATTGGCCGACATAGAAAAATCCATGTCAACTAATATAAAATTAATTGAATCCATTTCTTCACGGATAGGGGAATCTCAAGCTGGAGAATCGATGGACTATAGCGATTATTCAGATGCAGAGCTTGAGGACCTATTGGGGATAAAATGACGGACATAAATTTATTATTGGAAGCTGAAAAACGAGGGATATTGCCACAAGAAAAAGTTGCCCTTTTGTCAGAGGCAAGAAAGCGGGGCCTTGTGCCGTTGGCGTTGCAATCCCAAATTCCGCAAGTTTCACAAACACCAGAAATCCGTCCGCTATTAACCAAAGAACAAGCCGCATTACAAAAACCGGCAGTCCCGTCCATGTCTGGGTTTGTCCAGGAGAAAGCGATATCTGCTATACAGCCAGCCGTTTGGAAACCAGTCCCCGCACTGGCCGCTTCTTCGGTGGCGGAATCAGCCGCCGGGGTCGCAAGATTAGTTGGCTCCGATGAGATCGCTAACGAATGGGGCAAAAATGCTAAATTGGTGCAAGAACAAGTCCAAACAGAATTTCCGCTCGAACGTGGGAGTTGGCCTGCATCAGTGCGCGATGCTTTGGTCAGTATGTATGTGACCGCGCCTACCTACACGCTTGGGCTTCTTGGTCAAATAAAGAGCGGGCTCACACTTATGGGTGCCCAGACAGGATTGGGGAAATACGAAGAGTTGAAAGAGGCTGATGTTGGTGAGGTAACGGCTCTTGCCGGCGGCGCCGTGTCTGGTATTTCTGAATTCATTACAGAAATAGTTCCATTTACTGTCGTACTTGATATTTTGAAAAAGGCAGAACCTGTAGGGCGAGGGTTGTTAAAAAACTTTTTAAGTGAACATTTGGGTGAGCAAATAAATACAGTCGTTGATTACGTTATAGACCAGTTAAAACCAAACAAAAAATGGGATTGGGATGAATATTTAAAACGAGCACAAGAAACGTTTAACACCACAACGGTCCAGTCCATGCTCACCGGTGGGTTGGCGGCTGCTGGAAGGCCGTTCATGCCACGGAAACAAGCGGTGATGGATGTGGCTCCGGATATAGGACTATTCCTACAATATGCCGACGACAAAGCGGCTTTGCCGGATGATCGCCGTGTCGCTGCCGAAAAAATATATGAGGGGATGCGGAGAACTGACCAGGACGCCGCCACTGAATGGTATGCCAAAAAACTCGTTGAAATAGGTGGTGATGAGAAGGCCCCGCCTCCACCGCCAGCCGCTGCGCAAATAACACCAATTGCACCCGAAGGAGGTGAGCAAATTGCCGCTGAAGAAAGGAAAGTCCAAGAAGGTGGTATCCCAGAACGTGAGCAAGTTGGCGCACGAGGGATACAAGCAGCCCCAGGCCGTCGCGATATCGATGCAGAAGGCAGGATTGAGCCGCAAAAAGAAGAAGTAGCTCCAGCATGGCAAGCTAAGGGGGTTCCTGTCTCTCCAGCGAAGCCTTTTACAAAAGCTGGCGCTCAAGTGCGCCCAGAACCCATACAATTTCCTAAAGAGCCGACCGTTGAGCCGGTGCCCCCGAAGCTGTTTGCTTTAGCACAGGAAACGCCACGTTTTGCTTCTATCACCCAAGCCAAAGCAAAAGGGAAGTCTTTTGATGAGTGGGAGAAGGAGCAGTATGATACGCCAAGATTAAAAGGAACAGATGAGAATGAGGTGCTTTTTTATTACGACGCACAATCTAAAAAAGAATGGCTGGGGGGGCAGATAATGAGAGGCGATATAATAACAGTTTACAGAGCTTCTATTAAAGGACAGCCAATTAAGCCTGGAGATTACGTCACAAATAGTCCAAAATATGCGGAAGACCATATTAAATATAATCTTAGAGGTAACGGGGAGATAACTTCTCTTAAAGTTTCATTAAAAGAAATGTTGCCAGCAGACGCGCCGAAGGAGTTTTGGTATAGGCCAACCCGCTCCCGACTAAAAGCAGAATGGGAAGCCGCTAAACCAACCCCACCCAAACCCGAAGCCTTGGGCAAGCCTTCGGCCAAGGCAGGCATGATCAACGCCATATCCGCCGCCGAACTTGGCAAAATGGTGACGCAAGGGCGGATAGATGAGGCGGCTGAACACGTAAAGGAAGGTAAAAAGGCAGGCATTGATGTGGCCGATGCCGTGACAAAACAAGAGTTCGCGGAAGTGCGCAAAGCCCCGAAAGAAGATCGCCCTGCTATTATTAAAGGGTTTAGGGAATTAAAAGAGAAGGCTATCCCGGAAGAAGTAGAGGCCAAGGAAGAGGCCGCCAAATCGGCGCCCAAGGAAATGCCCCAAAAGCGCAAATATCCTAGAAGGGGGGCAGGAATTTTTTATAGGTCTTTTGATGCCCCTGAAGACGCACTTGGACCGGATGTTTCTGTTTCAAAGGATGACATGGATTGGAGTGATACAGGACCTTATCAAATTAAAATAGTTGATGCGAAAGGGGAATATAAGTCAATTCCGCATCACGGCAGAGCTTACCGTGGAGATTTTTCATCTGCCAATGTTGTTGAAGTAAGATATAATCCTGCGTGGTGGGTCCCGGAAGAACGAGAGTCTGTTTTAAAAGACCATTTCCCTAAATTGCGGAGGCAATTCCCGGAAGCCGAATTTATAGAATTAGAATATGACAAAGACAATCCGGAATGGGCGGTTGAATCCAAAGAACCAAAGTATGTGGATTTAATTCCCAAAGAAGTAGAGGTCAAGGAAGAGGCCGCTGTTGCGCCGGAACCCACTTCGACCCCTGTTCGTGAACTCCGGGACCGCCTCAAGCAAATGAAGGCGGAATTCTTTACAGGGAAGCCCTATAAACGCCTCGAAGCCCTTATCGCTCTCAATAAGGCTGTTGCCAATAGAGAGCTTAGTAAAAA